TTAGTCAAATACGCTCATAGCTTTTTGTTTTCTTTCGACATAAAGATGTCCATAAGTGTTTACAGTTTGTTTGATATCATCATGCCGCATTAATTCTTTAACTAGATAGATATCAATACCTTTATTAATTAAATAGGCGGCGTAACTATGTCTTAAATCGTGTATTCGTAAATGTGGAAATATCTCTTTGAATTTTTTATAGTAGTGAGAGTAGTGATAAGGAGCTAGTCCACCAAACACATACATGTTGTCGTTGAATCCGTATATCTTTTTTGCGGATTCTTTTTTTATCTTTTTTAACATAGCCGCAATGAACCGGGGGAAAGGTACATACCCCTCACTGCCACTAGTTTTGGGAGTGGTAGGCATTCGTGTGTTCATATCTAACGTTTTATTTACGTAAAGCTGATTCTTTTCTAAGTCAATATCCACCCATCTAAGTGCAAATCCTTCGCCGACACGCAATCCTGTATAAAATAATAGACGTGATAATTCTTCGTAATGGTGAATATCAAAATCCTTGACCTTTTTTTCGAACTCTTCTCGTTTGATGAAACTTATCTTAGGTTTCACCCGTTGTATGGGATCGACCAAGAGAGTTGGATCGGTTCGTAGCCCGAAAAACTTAATAGAATGGTTAATCAGAACTTTGAAATTACTAAAAACTGTTCTTGCACTGTTTAGAGATTTAAAATGTTGTTCCAGATTTGATCTGAAATCCATTACGTGTTGAACGTTTAGCTCTTTGATTTTCATATGTCCAAAAAATGGTTTAATATGTTTGATGTACTCATTCGTTCTACGAACAATTGTTTTAGCTTTAAGCGTTTTATAGCTAATGTTGTGTTCAAATACTGCGTCTATTGTTACTTCATCGGAAAATGCATCTTTGATACTTGTTAGAAACTCCGCTTCTGCTTGGATAGCTTCCCCGCGCTTCTTAAATCCCCTCTGCATTTTCTGTTTATTCCGTCCGTACAGGTCTTTGTACCTGACTTTGAAGTAGTAAGTCTTACGTACTTCGTCTTTATATACAGGCAAGAGTATCCTCCTTTCAATACTTTAATTTTAAAAAAAGCGCATCCAGTGGGTGCGTCTTTATTTATGTCTATTTTGAAGAAGGGTAACGATGTAGTTACTCAAGCTTCTATTCTCGTTTTTAGCTTCCTCTTCTAGCTGCTTTTTTAGTTCTACAGGCATTGTAATTAAAGCTTTCGTGGTTTCCTTGGACATTTACATTCACCTCCTATAAAGATTATATACTTCGAAATAAAGTATTGCAATATTATAACCATATGTATATAATCCAGATATCTAATAGATATAAAGGAGATATCCAGATGGGTAAACAAATGTACTTTGAAATGGAAAAATACAGTTTGTTTTCTTCGGCCCAACAATTAAGAAGTCACATACAGATTCATTTAAGAAAGCAGAAAGCTAGACTTACACCATCAACTTTAAAAGTGCTTGACGTATTAAGAATGCGAGCCATGAAAGTTTTTGGGGTAGCTTATCTTAAAATTGAAACCATAATGAAGTTGACAAAGGTTAGCAGGGCGAGCGTAGAAAGGGGAATAAGAAAGCTAGAGCAGCTGGGGATTGTCAAACGTATTACCACAGCTAGAAAAACGGGGCTTCAAGGAGCTAATATGTTTGTCTTTTTACCCTCAAATGACGGGGTTGGAATGAAGGGGTTAGATGATGGGAAGAAGCCAACAGTATCAAGCTCTGAGGCTGACAAAGGCAAGTCTAATACAGGTGTTTTTAATACTCCTAAAAACAAAAAAGAAAAGAATAAAGATAACGTTAAAGTAACGCGGCTAGAAAAGGATTTCACAGCTATTCCAAGTTACATCCCGAAAGAATTTGTTAAGGCAATCAAACCAGCTTTTTCTTGCGGGGCAGTTATCAAGCAGTTTTGGAGTAGAGTTGTGATGTTCAAAAGAGTGACTGGCTGGGAAAGAAATGAGAATGTCATACCTGTGGCCTTAGACGCCTGGGAATACACAAAAAATGAGTATAAGCGGGATCAGAAGGAGTGGGGGTTAGATAGATTTTTGAAATGTTTCTACGGGACGATGAAGAGGATCGAGGAGAAGAGAACCCAAGAGCTGGTTGCTCAGTGGGCATAAAAAAGTTATATACTAAATATTCCATTTGCTGTTATAATTCACCTTAATATAATAGATGGCTCCTCAAGGGGGGCGGCTCACTCTCTTTTATCCCGATAGGGAAGGGGGGTGAGAGTATGGAGGTATATCAAGCGTTGACTTTGATGTTCATGTTTGGCATGTTCATCCTCGCTTTGTTAACCTACCTGAAAAAGAAATAGACCTCCCTTGAGTTTGACGACCGGGGAAGTCTATTCTTCAGAAAGTCATTGAGCCGCCCCTTGCTGGGACAGTCTATTATATGGCCGTAGGTGCTGGTAACACCTGCGGTCTTTTTATTATACGTACTTCCATTTAGTTTAACACAGAATAGGGCTAAACTAAACTAAATTATTGAACAAAGAAAAGTGTGTGCTTTTATCTTTTTTAACAAAAAATTATACAATTAATGCTGTGGATAAGTAAAGGTAAAATCGTTCCCCCGTTAATAGTTGAATTTAAATCAAACAAAAACACAATAAATCAATCCAATTAGCATCAGAATATGGAATTTAAGAAATAACTATTCCAAAATTTTCATAAATAAGTCTAGCTTAGAAAGTTAAATTTTGTTAAGATAAAGAAAAATTTAGTGAAAATAAAAAGCAAGCCAACATGCCTAACTAGATTGGGGAATCCAGTTAGGTCTGACCACCGACCACAACTCGGTGAACAGAAGCACTTTTCGTACCCGTCGGCTTACTTGCTATCCATTGTAGCGAGTTTTCAAATTTTTGTCATTAGAATTTATTTAGTATTTGACAAAAGTTTAGTTGATGGACGAAAGTTTTCCTAGCGGAAAAAGCTCTGTCACCAGAAAGCAAACGGTGATGGAGCTTTTTGTTTTAGAAGGGGAGATTTTTGTGACAAGTAGCGATACTTTAGGTCAATTAATTCATACCTATCGTAAGAGATGTGGCAAGTCTATAGCAGATTTAAAAAAGGAAACAAACATCTCAGAGAAGGTTTTACGTAGATTAGAAAGCGATTTAACGAACCAGCCTAAACTTGAAACAGTAGAAAGGGTAGCGAAGTCATTAGTTATACCTTTTGCTGAAATAGTTGAAAAAGTTGTACCGATTCAAAAAAATCCAGAGAGAGTAAGGGAGATATTAATTCGTGTCTTGCCCGAGGCTTCTGAGAACCTTTTATCAGAAATTGTCCACCAATATGTGACTGTCGGACAGGATATAAGGAAAGGGTTAATTGATGTTTTAAATATTGCCAAGGAAACAAATCCTATCGGTAGCGCCGAAAAATTATATTCGGTTTTAGGGAAACATGCAATGAGTTATCAGGAATGTGATATCATGGCCACCTGCATGTTTTACGAGTATATGATCGCTCGTGATCGAGACATATCTAAAAGCTATTATCTAGGAAAGAGATTAATTGAAGTTTCCAATTTCTTAAACGACGACCAAAAAATAGAAGCCTACTATAAAGTTGGGGTACACGCTTTAATCATGAAAAAACCCTATGAAAGCAATGAGTTTCTAGGGAAAATAGTTTTGGATGACACAATTAAAGATACCGTTTTTAAGGAAAAAGCTTATCACGCTTTTTACAATAATTTGATTGATATCGGGGATATTGATAGAGCTGATAAATATTTAGAAGAATACGCTTTAAAATATGATAAATATGACAGTAATTATTACAAAATAGATAAAGCAATTATTTATGCAAGAAAAAATGATATAGATAGGGCTATAACTTTACTAGAAAAATATTTAGAGGATTATGAGTTTCATCACAATACAATTGTTGTCATTAATGAGTTAATGCAACTTTATATTAAAAGTAGTAGAATACATGAGGCTAGAAAAATGTACCGCTTTGAAGAGTTGGTTGTTAAAATATTAGAGAGTAAGAACCTTAAAGGACCTTTTAACGAACTGTATTATGGGTTATACTTACGTATTAAGGGGAGGGTGGAGTTTTTACTAGGTGAAGTAAAAAATTCCGTAAAAGCTCTCTTGGGAAGTATGCGCATCTTTGCACAATTAGGCTTGCAACAAGAGTTCTTAGAGAGTATGGAATTGTTGTACAAACTTAATGCAACTCAAGTTACAGGTTTGTATACTTCTGGCAAGAGTATGATAGATATTGATTCTCAACTCGTTATTTCAGATTTATTAAATAAGGTAATTCAAAAAGGAAAGAGAGGTTTGTAACATGAAAAAACTATTCGCTTCTTCTCTAGTCTTGTTTGCTTTTCTTTTAATGTCTTCGATGGCTAACGCGGAGGGATCAGCTCAGTTAACTGCTAAAAAAGCCACAGCATATTCCATCCAGTATTCTACTGCACCTGACTGGTAGACCGAAATTATAGAACATTAACTTTTTGTTAATTAAGCCCCTGTAAAAGGGGCTTTTTTCGTGTCGAATTTCCATATAATTTGTCGAAGGTACAAAAACGTGTCCCTCATAATATAATTAAAAGCACACCATGTAAAAAAGAAACAGGGGGATGTCTGGTGAGCAACTCTGCACAAAATTCTACGGAAACAACAGAAGAATTGACAGCTACTGAAATTTTGCAATTAGGAGTTCTTATTATTAAGAGTAGAACAGACGAGGAAGCTAAAGAGCAAATAAAAAAAATACACGCCACTGTCCCGTAAAGGAGATGGCATGCCTAAGAGGTTCTAATGTGTTCTCGAATTGCATTTTGTTTTTCTTTTGGGAGAGAACGGAATTTTTTAATCATCTGTATTTCTTCTGGAGTAAATGAGTTATTTTCTAATAGGATATCCCAAGTATTTTTGTTAGATTGTGGCTCGTCCGTTCTCCCAAGCAGATAATCCACAGAAACTCCAAATTCGTTTGCGATATGGATCAGGTTTTCTTCTCTCGGAACCCTGAATTTTGATTTAGATTCATATCCCGCTATAGTGGGTCTTGTAATGCCCAAAGCCTCAGCTGCCTCTTGTTGAGTCCAGCCTTTAAGTTCACGTAGGGCTTTGAAACGTTCAGCAAACTTGTTCTCCATGCTTTTCACTCCTGAGAAATATAATCCAAGATTAATCTTGCTATGTTAAGAGTATAACCTTATAAAGGTTATATTTATTTTACCTAATAGTGTTCCTGAAAGAAACAAAAATTTTAAAAAGTACATTGACAAATGTTCCGATTAGGAACTACAATGAAAACAAAGGAGCAGGGTGAGAGGTGTAGTTATGGCTTTAAATAGATTGATAGCTTGCAGAAAAAATTTAGGATGGTCACAGGCTAAAATGGCTAAAAAGGCAAATATATCGAGGTCTTACTACGCTAACATTGAAGGAGGAAGAAAGATTCCATCAATGGCCATCGCTAAACGTATTGCAGAAGCTTTGCATACAACAGTCGACCATATTTTTTTTTCTGGTAATGTTCCTTAAAGGAATAATGTTTATTTTGGGAACTCAGTTTAGTTGTTTATTCTAGGCATAATTTTTAGTAAAGGAGTTGGTATTACATTACTGTTACGTCACTGTGACAACAAATGACTACATGGGAGTATCTAGCTTTATAGGAGGAGCTATGAAACACTTTTACGACTCAAAAGATGTAATGCAATTACTTAGTCTAAACTCGATCAGAACTGCTCAGCTTCGGATAAAAGGAATGAACGAGGAATTAAAATCAAAAGGTTTTTGGATTGAGCGTGGGAAAATTCCAATTAGTTTTTTCCATGAAAAATACCCATTCATTGAGATGATGCCAATTCAAGAATCAAGAAGCCTTCGAAAAACGTGTTAAAGAACAGACAAAGTAAAAGGAGATGGTAATTTGAAAATCAACCACATTGTCCGTCGTGGTCACTGGCACTTGGTTGTTATTGGAAAGGCAAAAGACATCCAGAAGTATGCACAGAAGAACATGGAGACTTTGAGGGGGATTGGAAAAATGAACGATGCTAAAGATTTTAATTGTGCCTGGAGGGGAAAAGCCTAATGGCAACGATTCAAGATGTTATCCGCGCAATGAAAAGTGATCGCGCTGAACAACGCATTCCTGTTGCTAGGCTGGAACTCAATTATGAATTGGCCACTTTATCAGATGCATTGAAAAGTGGAGATCAAGAACAGATTCAACAGTCTAATGCAAGGCTTCGAGAATTAAGAAGAGAGCTGGTTCTATTGGAAGCGTGAGGGGGAGGTGAATAAAGCTTGATGTGCTTAGAGTCTCAGATAAAAAAGATATTGCCCTTAGATAAAAAAGTGCTATTTGTATGCATTGGCACTGATCGATCTACTGGGGATGCTCTTGGTCCATTGGTTGGCACAAAATTATCTAAACGCGGATATGAGGTCTTAGGAACTTTAGAGGAACCCGTTCATGCATTGAACATCAAAGGAACCCTAGATTTAATGAACACACAGTATCCTGACCATTTCGTAATTGCTATTGATGCAGCACTTGGACAAATCAGTTCTATTAGAAAAATAAAGGTAGTCGAAGGGCCTTTAAAACCAGGACAAGGTGTTGGAAAGGATTTGCAGGCTATTGGACACGCTCATATTCATGGAATTGTTAATGTAAGTGGGTTTATGGAGTATCACGTTCTGCAAAACACGAGGCTATCAGTAGTTATGTCTATGGCTGATCAAATAACAAAAGCAATTGTAAAAAGCTTAAAGCCAAAAAAGAAAAAAAGGAAAAAGACCCTGCGTAGTAGCGCAGAGCCTCGTTAACATTTTTACACCCAGCCCTATAGTACCTTTTTCGGGTTGGAATTTCAAGTCGGATTAGTAGGAACCCAGTAATTCAAATATTTCTATAGGGGGACAAGCTTTTGACAATTGATCATCGATTGAAAAATCTCGAAGCGGAAATGGATAGAATAGTAGCTTTACAAGAGCAAACAAGGGAAGAGATTAAACAACTTGTAGTTAGTCTGGGGGCGACTCAATTAAAGCTTCAAGAGTTGCTAACGCATGATGCTGAGTTGACAGAGCTCTTTCAGTTTAAACGGGCAGCGATTACCAGACTGAAGATAGATAAAGCTAACATTCACTAAGTGTGTTTGAAATATAGGATCGGAATAAACCAATTAAAAATTAGGAGGAATTACATTATGAAATCAACGGGAATCGTTAGAAAAATTGATGAGTTAGGAAGAATCGTTATACCGAAGGAAATACGGAAAACGCAGGGTTTAACGTATGGTACTCCTATGGAATTGTTTGTTGACGAGGATCAAATCATTTTACGAAAGTACGAGCCGGGGTGCGTCCTTTGTGGAAGCGTTCAGGATCTAAAGATACACAAGAGCGGGAAAAAGATTTGTAAGAAATGCCTATAAATCAAGGAGGTGTTTTTGATTATGGAGGATAAAGAGACGGAAATTTTTGATTATTGCGATAAATGCGAGAGGGAAATATACGCAAATCAGAAGGTTTGGAAGGCTGGAAATGAATTGTTTTGCGATTTGGGATGCTTAATAAATGGCTTGAAAGTTGATTATGTGACGATCACAACCAAGCGCAAGTAGTCGAAACCAGGAGACGACTCCTGGTCGCAGGGAGCTGACCTACCCTGCCTGATGAGACAGGCTAAAAAGGGGTGAGAAAGATGTAGAGGGTACAAGAGAGTTGGGAGGGGAGCCCAATTCGAGAATTGAGTCTGAAACTATGGAATTAGCTATATCGCGGGTTTCGTCCCCGCGTGGAGCTTGCAGTTCCCTGCAGGTTGCACGGGTGGATGAATCCATCCAAGAGTAGTGAAAGAAGAAGGGAGAGAAACGCATGTTCAAATTGGACGATTTTGCAAATGGTGCTCTTGCAGAAAAATTCAACATCGAAGCGCAACGGGTTCTGGAGAACATCGCAGATCCGAATACGGATCCGAAGAAGGCACGTACCATCACCTTGTCAGTCACACTCAAAGCTGACGAGAACCGCGAACTTGCTATGGTTGATATCAACACGAAAGCATCGTTGGCCCCAGCGAAGGGCGTACAAACGAAGATCATCATGGATCGAGATAGCAAGGGGAAAGTCGTTGGAGCTGAATTAAAGTCTGGTACCGTTGGTCAGGCCTACATCACGGATGATGGCGATATTGCGGACGACCGGGGCAATAAAGTTGTTCAATTCAAATAATCGGGAGGAAAAATCATGATTAAAGAAGCCTTGAAATATTTGATTTATCTTGGAAGTACAGAAATTTTTACTACTGATACTGGTCAGAAATACTCTTCGCAACCGGTTCACTTGGTTAATCAGCCAACACCAGAGGCTCTAGTTGTTCGGAATCTGTCGGGACTAGTTGATTATCTGGTGAACAACTTTGACGACCAGCCGCCAGTCCTTGTCCATGTCGCTAGTCCAACAAAGGTAGATGTCTTCAGTTCATTCAACCGGGATCTTGAACGAAATCATTTGATTCAGGCAGAAGCATTACTCCCTAGAATCTCTTTCGGGCAATTTTTGGATACGGAATCTTTCAATATTCTTTTGCAAAGCTGCTTTGTCCCCAATGAAGCTCGTGCCATCGTGCTAAAAGTAATCGGCAATATTAAAGAGGAAACGGTATCCAACATCGGGGATGATGGCGTGTCGCAACAAGTGACGGCAAAGACAGGGGTAGCAACGGTCGAAAATATCGTTGTTCCTAACCCAGTTGCCTTGAAGCCGTTCCGGACATTTGTAGAAATCGAGCAGCCTGAGAGCGAATTCGTTTTCCGTATGAAGTCTGGACCATCTGCTACCTTGTTTGAAGCAGACGCAGGAGCTTGGAAGCTAACAGCGATTGCCCGAATCAAGGATTATCTTCAGGAGGCATTAGCAGAACAGATTAGCAGCGGGCAAGTCACGATTATTGGCTAGTTAACCAAATAGAAAAGGACTCCGTTACAGCGGAGTCCTAAAAAATACTTTGATTGGCTCCATCGTACCACAGGTAGGGTCTGGAGGAAAGAACGTTGATTAATGTAAAGGTCGATGAAAAAAATCGATTCACTCATTAGACACAATCATCATCAGAAGAGGACGGGGAGGAAACAATGATCAAAATCAATAAGCTGGAAATCGAAAACGTCAAGCGCGTCAAAGCCGTCAAAATCGAGCCTACAAGCGCAGGTCTGACGGTTCTCGGCGGGAAGAACAGTCAAGGCAAGTCGAGCGTGTTAGATGCCATCGCTTGGGGATTGGGCGGCAATAAATACCGTCCTTCCCAGCCCACACGCGAAGGATCGACTATTCCGCCGTATCTCCATATTGTCCTATCCAATGGCCTGATTGTTGAGCGTAAAGGAAAAAACAGTGATTTGAAGGTCCTTGACCCGAACGGCCAAAAGGGAGGTCAACAGCTGCTCGACAGTTTCGTTGAAGAGCTGGCGATCGATTTGCCGAAATTTATGAATTCTACGAGCAAGGAAAAGGCCAACATTCTTCTTCGCATTATCGGCGTTGGAGATAAGCTTCACGAGCTGGAACTAAAGGATAAGGAACTTTACAACCGGCGCCATACCATTGGTCAGATCGCCGATCAGAAATCCAAATTTGCCAAGGAACAGCCGTATTATCCGGATGCACCAAAAGAGCCGATTTCTGCATCGGAGATGATCTGCCAGCAGCAGGACATCCTGGCTCGCAACGGCGAGAATCAGCGTAAGCGGCAACGGTTGGCATATTTTGAGGCGGAACGTGAAGCAAAAGGAAACGAGATAGCACGCTTAGAAACTGAGCTGCTAGCTCTTAAAGAAGTGTACATGAAACTTGGCGAAGATCTAGTAATTGCACGTAAAGACGCTCTCGACCTGCACGATGAATCGACCGAAGAGCTGGAGGCCAACATTCGTCAGATCGACGAAATCAATCGCAAGGTCAGGGCGAACTTGGACAAGGACAAGGCCGAAACAGATGCCAACGACTACCGCATTCAATATGAAGCGCTGACGTCTGAGATAACGACGATTCGCCAGCAGAAAACGGACCTTCTGACGAATGCGAAATTGCCGCTTCCAGGACTGTCTGTTGAAGAGGGCGAGCTGACCTACAATGGGCAGAAGTGGGACAACATGAGCGGATCAGAACAATTGATGGTAGCTACAGCGATTGTTAGGATGCTCAAACCGAATTGCGGATTTATCTTGCTTGACAAGCTGGAGCAAATGGATCTGGAGACGCTGAACGAATTTGGTCAATGGCTGGAGCAGGAAGGGCTACAGGCCATAGCGACACGTGTCAGCACCGGTGATGAGTGCAGTATTGTCATCGAAGATGGATATGTCGTTGGGCAGGTACAGTCGCCCGAACAACCACCGGCAGAATCAAAGACGTGGAAAGCAGGTGAATTTTAACCATGCCTGCCTTTATTGATCTAACTGGCGGGCGGTTCGGTAGACTTACTGTTATCGAAAGATCAGGCACTAAAAATAAAAGAGTTTTATGGCTTTGTAAGTGTGACTGCGGAAAACCAACAGAAGTTAATTCCGGAGCTTTGCGATCAGGTAATACAAAATCATGTGGATGCATCCATTCTGAGCAATTATCTAAAAGGAATGTAGAATCATCAAAACATGCTGGACATTTAGAACGCTTGTATGGAGTTTGGCACGCGATGAAACAGCGTTGTTATGATCCTGGTCGCAAAGACTTTGAGAATTACGGAGGCAGAGGAATAGTTGTCTGCGATCAATGGAAAGATGACTATTCGGTTTTCAGAGAGTGGGCTTTGGATAATGGCTATAACGAAAATGCTGCTTACATGAAATGTACGATTGACCGTATCGATTCTAATGGACCTTATTCTCCAGATAATTGCCGATGGGTAGACGCTAAAACTCAAGCTAATAACAGAAGAAATAGTATACGAAAGGGAGTGCAATTGATTGCAAGTCATTAGTGGAAAAGTTGAGAGAGCTAAGAAGTGCTGCTTGTATGGTCCCGAGGGGATTGGGAAATCCTCTCTGGCTGCCCAGTTCCCTAATCCCATTTTTATTGATACTGAAGAATCAACCACGGAAATGAATGTTGACCGCTTGGCTAAGCCGACGAGCTGGACCATGCTCAAGCAACAAGTGGAGTGGGTGAAACAGCAGGCAGGACAATTCAAAACACTTGTCATCGATACCATTGACTGGGCTGAAATGCTTTGCGTGGAAAGCGTATGCGCCCAGCACGGCAAGAAGGGGGTTGAGGATTTCGGTTATGGCAACGGCTATGTCTACACCAAAGAGGAATTCGGTCGGTTCCTTAATCTGCTAAGCGATGTCATTGAAGCCGGCATTCATGTCGTTCTGGTGGCTCACGCTCAGATCGTGAAATTCGAACAGCCAGACGAAATGGGCGGCTATGATCGATACCAGCTCAAGCTCGGGAAAAAGACGAGTTCGCAGACCGCACCGCTCGTCAAGGAATGGGCTGACATGGTCCTGTTCATCAATTACAAGACGTTCAGCGTTGCTGTTGATGACAAAGGAAAAAAACACAAGGGGCAGGGTGGAACACGCACGATTTACGCAACGCATCATCCTGCATGGGACGCGAAAAACCGTCATGGCTTGCCAGATGAGTTTCCGATGGACTATTCCCATATTGCGCATATTTTCAATGGTTCTGGAAAAGCTCAGGCGACACCAAGTACACAGCCGTCTCAAGAACAGCGTAGCGTCGAGGAAATGCAGTATGACATTGTTAATGGCCTTCGGAACGCTATTTTGGATGAACAGAAACAGCAAGCTTGGGAGCAGATAACTGGGGGGCAGACGATGCCACAGGAGCAGCAACCTTCAGCTGAAGATGCATTGAATCTGAACATATCGCAAAATATTCCGCGATCGTTGCGGGATCTGATGGTACAACATCAGGTGTCAGAAAATGAGATTCAAATTGTGGTAAGCCAAAAAGGTTACTATCCGATGGATACACCAATCACCAATTACGATCCTGGTTTTATTGAAGGCGTTCTTGTTGGAGCATGGCCTCAAGTATACATCATGATTCAAGAAGCTAGAAAAAATTTGCCATTTTAACAACGGGAGGAATAACACATGAGCCAAATTGATAGAGAACTAAGTTGGGACGATGAGATTCAAAAGGATGGCGGGGAGTTTATCCTTCTCCCTGCAGGTGACTACAATTTTACGGTCACGAAATTTGAACGCGGTCGGTTTGCTGGCAGCGAGAAAATGCCGGCTTGCAATCAGGCAAAGCTGGAGCTGAAGATTCATTCTCCCGAACATGGCGACGTGGTCATTTTCCATAATTTGTTCCTACACACGAAGACTGAAGGTCTACTTTCCAACTTCTTCGCCGGCATCGGACAGAAGAAAAAAGGAGAGAAATTGCGCATGAACTGGCACATGGTTGTCGGTTCAAAAGGGCGCTTGAAACTGGAGGTGCGCAACTATACGCATAACGGCGAGGAGCGGTCGAACAACCAAGTGAAAAACTTTTATCCTTATGATGAACTGCCCGGAGCAACTGGACAACAGCCACCGCAATACCAGCAACAAAACCAGTATCAACAGCCGCAACAAAACCAATATCAACAACCGCAACAAAACCAATATCAGGCACCATTTCCGACAGGATCGCAACAGCAATCTGGCGGATTTGTCCCGGGAAAGTTTTAGGGGGGCATCATGGAGCTTAGACCTTACCAACAAGCGGCGCGGGACTCCATTCAGAGCGAATGGACAAACGGCGTGAAAAAGACGCTACTGGTTCTTCCAACCGGATGCGGAAAGACGATCGTATTTTCGAAGGTCATAGAAGATCGTGTAAGGCTGGGCGAGCGGGTGCTCGTCCTAGCCCATCGCGGTGAACTACTTGACCAGGCAGCCGATAAACTTGAAAAATCGACAGGTCTTAAATGTGCAACGGAAAAGGCGGAACAAACATCAGTCGGCAGTTGGTACCGAGTTGTTGTCGGCAGTGTACAAACGATGATGCGTGAAAAGCGGCTAGAGCAGTTTGACCGTAGCTTTTTCGATACGATCATCATCGACGAAGCGCATCATTGCATATCCGACAGCTACCAGCGAGTGCTGCAGTATTTTGAAGACGCTAATGTGTTGGGTGTAACGGCTACACCAGACCGTGGAGACATGCGTAATTTGGGAAACTATTTCGAGAGTTTAGCTTACGAATACACGCTTCCGAAAGCGATCAAAGAAGGATTTCTCAGCCCAATCAAAGCGCTGACAATTCCCCTTCAGCTGGATTTGTCTGCAGTCGGACAGCAGGCCGGGGACTTCAAAAGTAGCGACTTGGGTACAGCATTGGACCCGTACTTGGAATCGATCGCAGCGGAAATGTGGAGGGTAGCGCAGGATCGTAAGATCGTAGTGTTCTTGCCACTGGTCAAGACGAGTAAAAAATTTACTGATATTTTGAATTCCATCGGCTTCAAAGCGGCAGAGGTAAACGGTGAATCGCAGGATCGGGCGCAGATTTTGGAAGACTTTGATCGGGATAAATATAACGTTCTATGCAATTCCATGCTGCTTACAGAGGGCTGGGACTGCCCTAGTGTAGATTGTGTTGTTGTTCTGCGGCCAACAAAAGTCCGCAGCTTATATAGTCAGATGGTCGGGCGCGGTACCCGACTATATTCTGGAAAAACTGAATTGTTGCTCTTGGATTTCCTTTGGCATACAGAGCGTCATGAATTGTGTCATCCGGCGCACCTCATCGCAGAGAATGAGGAGGTAGCCAAAGCTATGACCAAGCAGATCGAAGAAGCGGGTATCCCGTTGGATTTGGAAGTTGTCGAGAAGCAGGCAACTGAAGATGTGGTCGCGCAGCGGGAGGAAGCGCTGGCCAAGCAACTCGCTGAAATGAAGCGCCGTAAGCGTAAGCTCGTTGATCCGCTACAGTTTGAAATGAGTATCCAGGCGGAGGACTTAGCGAGTTATGTCCCATCATTCGGCTGGGAAATGGCACCACCAAGTGAAAAACAAATTGAAACGCTCGAAAAACTCGGTATTATGCCGGATGAGATCCATAACGCTGGTAAAGCTACCAAGCTGCTCGAGCGTCTGGATAAACGCCGTGAAGAAGGTTTGACAACGCCGAAGCAAATCCGATTCCTGGAGGGACGTGGGTTCGAGCATGTCGGCACATGGTCATTTGAAAATGCAAAGAAATTGATTGACCGAATTGCTGCCAACGGGTGGAAAGTACCTGTGGGAATCAATCCCAAAGAGTATCGCGGGGAATAGACATGAGGAGGGTAATATGAACGCTCTTAAATCAGTTCAATTAATGAGCAAGTATTCCAATTGTAAGGAATGCGGTAGCGACAAAATAGACAACGGTGAAGGAACTTTGATCGTTGATAATAATATTTTCAAACGCAGTTGCAAATGTGGATGGAGCATTGAAGTGGATGAAAATGATAACAAGTTGTTAAATCTGAAGATTTCAGCCTGGGCGACTGTGGGTCCAAGAAAAATTTACGAGCTTCATGATAAAAATGATAGATTCTTCGGTTATGTCAGCGTTAATGAATTGCAGAAAATGGGCTATGTGAAGCGGATCGATCATAGCAAAAAAGCGGAAGAGTTTTTCAATACTCCCGAAGGATTGGACTGGGTTAAGAAAAACAGATTCTTCAAGGTGTTATAAGGGCTGTTTGATGGAACATTCGAATCGTGTTCTGGTTCGATAATTGAGGTGACATAAGGGAACATGCTATATGAAAGGATGATCGCTCATGGCGGTGCAGGGAGAGCATAAACTGGATCTTATCGCTTTGTTGACTTACATCGACCCTGCTTATCTGAGCTATCAGGAGTGGATAAATGTCGGCATGGCGCTGAAATATGAGGGCTATACGGCCAGCGACTGGGATGAGTGGAGCAAACGGGATGGAGGAAGATATCATCCTGGTGAATGCTTTAAAAAATGGACGACCTTCGAGGGCTCGGGCACACCGGTTACTGGTGCCACCATTACACAAATGGCAAAAGACAACGGTTGGATGCCACGCTCTACAGATCGTGAGGACCGGGAGCTTGGTTGGGACGATGAGATTGCCGGGGATTACGTGGTGGTTGATAAGAATTGGATCGAAGGCAAGGAAATCCACGAGCCGGCCATTTGGAATCCTGTACAGCAATTAACCACTTACCTAAGTACGCTTTTTGAGTCAAGCGAGAACGTTGCCTATGTTGTGGATACGTGGCAGAACGATGCGGGTAAATATTTGCCCACTAAAGGGGCATGGGACCGGACAGCCGGCGAGCTGATTCAGTTACTTAATCAATGCAACGGCGATATCGGTTCCGTACTGGGCGATTATAATCCAGAAGCCGGCGCCTGGATCAGGTTCAATCCATTGGACGGCAAGGGCGTAAAGAACGAGAACGTATCCGAATTCCGGTATGCCTTAGTCGAATCCGACACGATGGATCTGGAAAAGCAAAATGCGATCATGCGCGAGTTGGAGTTGCCGATTGCTGCACTAGTCTATAGTGGTTCCAAGAGTATCCACGCCATTGTTAAAATCGATGCAGCCAGCTATGACGAGTATCGCAAGCGTGTGGATTACCTTTATGATATATGCCGAAAAAATGGGCTGAATATTGATAATCAGAATAGAAATCCGTCTAGGTTGTCCAGGATGCCAGGCGTGGAGCGTAACGGTAAAAAGCAATTTATTATTGATACAAATATAGGGAAATCAAGCTGGGAAGAATGGCAGAACTGGATTGAGGACATCAACGACGATTTGCCCGATCCGGAAAGCCTGACAGATTATTGGGACGATATGCCGAGCTTGGCGCCACCACTGATCGGGGGCGTGCTCCGACAGGGCCATAAAATGCTGATTGCGGGGCCGTCCAAGGCAGGAAAGTCGTTCGCCTTGATTGAGCTGAGCGTTGCCATAGCTGAGGGCGAAAAGTGGCTAAGTTGGCAATGCACGCAGGGGAAAGTCTTGTATGTCAACTTGGAGCTTGATAGGGCCAGTTGCCTTCATCGCTTTCGAGATGTGTATCAGGGGTTGGAGCTGAAGCCGCAGAACATTGATAAGATCGACATCTGGAATTTGCGGGGCAAATCGGTGCCGATGGATAAGTTAGCGCCGAAGCTAATCCGGCGTGCGGCCAAGAAGAATTACATTGGGGTCATTATCGATCCGATTTACAAGGTGCTGACGGGCGACGAGAACAGCGCTGACCAAATGGCGCACTTTACCAACCAATTCGACAAGATCGCTACGGAATTAGGCGCGAGTGTCATCTACTGCCACCATCATTCTAAGGGCTCACAGGGTGGCAAGAAGTCGATGGACCGGGCCAGTGGCAGCGGTGTATTCGCCCGCGATCCAGATGCCTTGATCGACCTAGTGGAGCTAGATATAACGGAGGCTCTGCTGAAGCAAGAAGAAAACAAAGCCATTTGTGAGGTCTATCAACAGTTCTTTGAAAAATACAACCGGGGTTATCTGGAGGAGCATGTTTCTCAGGACGACCTGCTGAGTGACAGAGCGATGGAGGATCATGCCAAGCGTGCGTTATCTGAAACGATACAAGGCATGGCTAATTATGACGTTCAACAAGCGTTGAGAAGCGTCCGTATACGTTCAGCATGGCGTGTCGAGGGGACGCTCCGGGAGTATCCGAAATTCGAGCCGGTCAATATGTGGTTCCAGTATCCGGTTCATAAGGTGGATGAGGTTGGAAGCCTGAAAGACATTGAGCCAGAAGGGGAAAAACCGGCATGGCAAAAGGCGACGGATAAACGGAAAGACAAAGCAAAAAAGGAAAGTAGAAGCAAGGCAGAAAAATTCGAGGACGCCGTGAATAACTGCAAATTTGGTGAACCACCAACGGTAAAAGACATTGTGGAATGGTATTCATCGACTGGAAAAGCGGTTGCCGAACGAACAGTAAGGGATTGGGTTAAAAAATATGGCTATTTGATCGACAAAGAAAACGGAAACGTCATTGTAAAGGTTGACGGCGGCGAAGACCATGATTAATACCGCCGCATGAAAATTCGCCGTATGGTGGCGGTAATCATAAATTGATGGTGGTCGCCGCAACTGAGCATCGGCGGCAATCATAAAAATCACGGTCGCTGCCATTCATGAATTTTGCATAAATATACGGCGGCAATCATGAAATTCGTGGTCGTTGCTGTATAGCTATACGGCGGCGGCAATCACTATATTAAATATATAGGAATAAGGGAGGGGTGTATAAAACCACCCCTCCCCCTTCCCCTACATTTATTTAAAAGTCCGCCGCCGCAAAAATAGAAGAAAATGGAAGGTGCAAAGATGATCGTATGTACGAACTGCGGTGAGCTATATGAACAAGATACAGTTGACGGTCGTTGTGTGTTGTGCAGATATCCGACTGTTTTGAAACGAGATGAACCGAAACAAGAATCTGTGCCAACTGAATTTTTCATGGCGATGATTCCCCCGACCGCTACTCATCAAGAGAAGAAGGTTACTGTCGTGAATGGTAAGCCGATTTTCTATGAGCCTGACGATCTCAAAGCGGCGAGGGCGAAGTTGACAGCTCATCTCGGGAAGCATGTGCCGAAGCAAAAATACACTGGGGCTCTGCGAGTCATCGTGAAGTGGCTCTTTCCAATTCCGGAAGGAAGCAAGCATTACGACGGAGAGTGGAAAATAACCAAGCCGGATACTCACAATTTGAATAAACTCCCATTCGACATCATGACCGATTTGGGATATTGGACTGATGATGCGATTGTGGCTAGCGAAATCATCGAAAAGTTCTGGGCGAAGCTCCCAGGAATCTATATACGGATCGAAGAGGTATAGGTTATGGATTACAAAGCCTTTTACGACGATGTCGTTGGCTGGATAAATCAAGCTAACCAGGCCGCTGCTAAGTATGGGTTGCATGATGAGCAGTTCTGGACATGGGTGGTCGATTCATGCGGTGCTATAAGCAAAAAGTATCAGGATAATCGGCTGGTCATAAAACAAATGCTCATGCTTGTTGGGTGGCTTGAAGATGTGTGTGGAAACAACGCCAATGGAGGAAAGGAGCTTAAAAAATGAACACTGCATTGAGCAACGATGTTAATACTTTGGTTCAAAATCATTTGTCTTTCGTCCACTTTATCCTAAAGAAATATTATCCACGGGCAGGGTTTGACTACGATGACTTTTTTCAAATTGGATGCATCGGGCTTGTCAAGGCAGCGCAAAGGTTTGATGCGACTATGGGATTTAAATTCACTACTTACTCAGCGTACTGGATTGAAAATGAGGTCAAAAAAGCAATCCGTTGGCAAAAGGCCGTAAAGAGGACAGGGCATGTAATCTCGATGGAATCGGAAAATGAAGACGACAACGGTTCACTTGTGGATCTGCTGGCAACCTACGATTCTGTAGAAGAAGAAGTTGAAGCGAGTTTATTGTTTAATGAGCTCATCCAAAGGGAACCGGTTATTACAAAGCTGGCACTACAGGGATACAGCCAAAGGGAGATTAGCCGCAAATTAGGAATCAGCCAGACCCGCGTATATAGGAAAATGCAAGACATGAAAAAAGCTGCAGTGGCCATGTGCTAAGCCATGGTAACAAGAGCGAGATTTGTTGGCCGAGGCCGAGGTAGAAGACGTGGTGATATCCGTTTTCCGCACAATGAAGAGGACATGCTTCCTGGCGAGGTTATTACCTATAAGCTCTCGCCAGGAGAAATGACAAAGCTTTTGGAAGGAGATAAAAATGTGATGGGGGTAGCCGCTAAAAGCAAGAAGAATTTGACCAAAGATGTTTACCTGAAATTGGCCAAGCAAGGTATGATTGATTCTCACATTCGCAGGAAGTACGGAATTTCAAGTTGGACGCAGCTAAAACGGATGAAAGATGCATGGGGGATTTCTAGGGATTCGGAAAGTAAAACATCCCCGAAGGATAAAGCTCCTACGGGTATTTCACTCGAACAGATTATGACTCGATTGGATGAAATGGTTGCCGGACAAGCAGAAATAAAAAAGCAGCTGAATGGGATCTGGGAAATCCTCACGCAGCTGACAAAAGAAAATAAACCTAATAGTCAGTATAGCCAAAATGAGAATGAAAAGTCTAACGGTGATGATTCAATCGTGCTGATCCGAAAGCTGTTGAAAGAATTATTGTAGTGAGGAGGATATCGTAGTGTCGCCTATGGAACAATTACTCATCATCGCACCACGACTTCCTTCTCCAGTCTTAGAGGACATTTATCGACGGATTACCGACTGGTTAGCGAGCGGAGGTAGCGAAGATGATCCATACATCGAACAACAGTTACGTTATGCGCAACGTTTTGTGAGAGCGTGATGGTCACACATTTAATGCCTGTTGAACAGGGAGGAATAGGATGAGAGTTCATCTATACACAACTTGGCTGAACGTGTGTAAATACGAGCAAGGATACCCAATCAAGTGTTGGTCACGAAAAGAAGAGATGCCCCATTTTGAAAGAGAAAGTCGAATGCACATTGATGTAGCATCTACCGAGATTGTCGGGAACGGCGGGGATTCAAGTAGTGTGATTGTTAGGAAAAGGAACCAAGGAGGATTTTAAAATGGGAGCTTATGATACACGGACAGAAAAGTGCCCTTATTGTGGAACTGAGTGTGAAGCTGATTGGGTGGATGTTGGCGTAGGTCTGGTTCAATGTGGACCATTCCATTGTGAAAATTGCCATGCAAGTGAGATAGGGCCAGAGATAAAGAAATGGTATGTTTACGACTTTGAGGAGGATAAAGCGATCTGGAAGGAGGGACACCCTTTCTCTGAAAAGGAGATTGAGACAGGGTGGTACGATCCTAAAAGCAAGAAAGTTTCCCCTTATGCAAATACGGTTAATGGCAAACTTGTAGATCATGAAACAGCACGAGTCGCTTACAAATTGGGGTTACTGGATGAAAAGCAGATTTAACAAACTATTACCTTTGAAAATATAGGAGGATTATGCGATGAGTGTAAAACTGAGTGTTTCCGAAGGACTAAAACGTGTTGAGTTGGAATTGCCGAAAGCGAATAACCTACAGGTGTTGAATATGATCCATGGGTTGTTTGGGTTCCTAGGTCACGAAATAAAAACTGGTATGCTGGTAGCTCCACAAAGCTTGAGCCATACCCCGGAGGTCGTTGTATCGAAAAGGTCCGAGGAAAACGTGTCTGGTGATGACGATAAAGGGAATAGTAACATTATTCCGAAAGTTGTAGAAGACCCAATAGTCGATTTTAAAGAGGACACCAAAGTTGAATCAAAGGGACAAGCTGGCCGCTCCAAACAACTTCCGTATGTAAATAGTGAGTACACTATGACGCAATCTTTGGGGGAAGTGCTTGGCCCGCTCCTAGGACTTTCAGCTGAGGTCGGATCTGAAAACTCTCAGGATTCTCAGAATGCTAACTCCTATATGGCCTCAGAAGAAAAATCTCTTATTGATCCCACTAAGCAATACTCAGGCATTATTTACAACAATGGTGTTCCCCAGTACCAGACGTATGTCTACTGCAAAAACTTGAAATGCGGTCAGCGCATAAAGGTGTTCGTCAAAGAAACCCAGCACTCTGTTTACTGCCCAGCATGCGATACCAAGCATATCCGACGGGACGCTACGAAGGGAGGATTCCCTGAGCAAGACGATTTCGGGAATTACTTCAAAGCAGATCGTCTGTGGGTAGAGAACCATAAATCACATCAAGAAAGAATCAAAAGCCCGTTGAGGTAATGAGGAATATGACCAACGCTTGGGATTTTGAATTACAGGCCGGAGGGGGAAGACATCATGAAGGTTGCAAAAATTCGGAAAGGTACATTCCAGCATGTCGAGTCAGAATTATATTCCTATCATGAAACACGAAAAGAAATCGTGCGACTGAAAAATGAAATCCTGTACTCCAGCACATCAACGGAAGAAAATGTTGGAGGAGGTCGGGGGAATCTTCCGGGGGACCCAACTGGGCAGACTGCGATCTTGCTGACGAGCCATAAGAAACTGGATCAGTTGCAGGCGATTGTTGAAGCGATTGAGGCAGTATACAACATCTTGGATCCAGCTAAACAGAAACTAATTCAACTTCGATACTGGACACGGCCGCAAACATTAACATGGGATGGGATTGCAAAAGAGGTGTTTGTGAGCCGCCGTACTGCGCTGAATTGGCGAGATGAAATAATCCGAGCCATTGCTGAAAAAATCGGTTGGCGATAGTTTTGCACTCCAATTGCACTTTTGGCACTTAAAAACGTGGTAAAGTGGTAGTGTAGGAAAAATAGTTTAATAGATTAAGCCACTCAAAGCGAGGCGTCATGCGAAATGTATGATCAAGCAATGGGTGGCTTTTCTATTGAGGTGATATGTATGCCCAGGAGGGTAATTAAAAAGAGATCTCCGTTACAAGACGACAAAAATCATAAGTGTTATCGATGCGTGTGGGCTAGTTACGCGGGATATAAGATTTTGTGTAGCAAACAGGTGTGTGTTAGGGAGCAAACAAAAAACTTAGGTAGGTGAATGGAAATGAAAATGCCAACTCTATTGAAACTGAGAAGTGCCTCCATTATTTTGTTGCTCTTTGCAATTGCAGCTAATCTGACGGGCAGAGAAGTGAGGATTGGTGAGTTAGCAATCTTTTATATGATTACAGCAATTTATCTTGAAATGATCGAGAAGTAAAAGGGCAGATGATTGTCCCTATCGTACTGGATAGTAGTCCTTTTCAATCACGATATATCATAGACAAAAGTCCTATCCTCTATCAAAATGGGGTCCCACTGACAAACGCGGATACTATACGTTAAGATATTTTTTGGTATGATATTAAAATGGAGTTTTTAAATGGAACTGACGAAATTATAACTCTGCAATCAGAAATAAAGGTTTCACAACTCTTGATGCCAGACGATTATCAGGAGGTTTATGAATATTCCATACATTCTATTAGGATATGATGAGGAGAGTTAAAATTGGATTACCTTATTGATTTTGTTTTATTAGCGTTGATTTATTTTTTGTTTTTTTATAGAAAATGGAATAAAAAATCTAAAAAGGAATTGATAATGAATACAATTATATACGTCTATATTGTAATGGTTTTATTTGTTACAGTAATGCCATTTCCTATACCATTCGGTAGTACCAATAATTTGTTTATGGAAACAGCTAATTTTATTCCTTTTAGAGATTTAACATTAAACTACGATGGGGCGGTTAGAGAAATAATATTAAATGTAATTATGATGATGCCTTTTGGATTCTTATATCCAATAATTAAGAAAAAAGGTATTCTAAATACAGTTGCTTTAACCTTTCTTTTTAGTTTAATCATTGAAAGTTCTCAATTACTAAGTGCGTGGTGGGGTAGTTTACATTCGAGAAGTTTTGATGTGACGGATTTGATTACAAACACATTTGGAGGTTTAATTGGTTATCTTATTTTTATAGTTTTAAGACCAGTTGTTTACATAATATTAAAAGAAAAAGAGTAAATGGAATATTGGATTATTTACCAAGAGTATTTATTATTCGAGTAAAGGGTGCAAGAGTTCAATATCGGGGTTGTTGCAGCCACTCCTTCTTTATTTATGTGAATCATTACATCATCTGAAAATAAAAGTAAAATTATGGCCATTTTTACACGTATTTTGACTGAACCCCAAATTAAAAAGTTGGTTCCTTAGCGTACAGGAATTCGACTTTTCTTAGGTTGGGACTTGCTTAGCGTATGATATCCGCGTTTTGGCGGTAGGACCCCAAAATGAATTTGAGGCATCAACTATTTTTTCATCTAAGATTAAAAGAAAATGAAGTATTCACAGAACAATTAGGGATGACTGTAAATCAAATAGGGAGACAATGTCAATGAAGTCAATAGAGGTACACCAAGTAGTTCCTCTTGAAAATAATGAGTACACCTTAATTCTAAACTGTTATTTCGAGGACAGGACACATTAGGGTTTCTACTTCAAGGCGCTTAACTAAGCGTCTTTTTATTTTGCCCATCGTTGGGCTTCCGAGGTTCGGTAGGAAACTACCACAGCGCGGCGGACTTCGGAAGCCGAATGATGGGCGAAAGTTGAGAGGAGGAATTGTCATGGAGCCAGGTGTGTATAAGATAACTAACTTAGTAAAAAGAAAAATTTATGTAGGTGAAGGTATGAACACGACAGAGAAGGAGATGAGTTCCTAATGCCGAGTAAAGCTAAACGGCCGTGTTCTTATTTTCGTTGTCCAGAGCTAACGACAGAACGTTTTTGCCAAGCACATAAGAAACAGTATGACCAAGAACGCGGATCTTCTAATAGCCGAGGGTATGACGCAAAGTGGAGAAAGGCAAGGGAGTTATTTCTAGCGCAAAATCCACTATGCGTCCATTGTATGAGTAATAACCGGTTAACAGCTGCTACTGTGGTTGACCATATTAAAGCCCACAAGGGAGATCGTGCTTTGTTCTGGGACAAGAAGAACTGGCAACCGCTTTGTAAAAAGCATCATGACCAGAAAACTGTCAAAGAGGATGGAGGGTTTGGAAGATGAGAATTATCCTAGGTGAATATGTGACGGAAGGCTCGCCACAGGAGTTAGTAGAGTATGCTCAATTGACAGATAATCGGAAGGACAACAAACGTAACAATACGAAATTGACGGTTGACTTTAAGAATACGGAGCTATGTCAAAAGTTATTGAACATACTTGATCACATAGCCCATACGACAACGTGTGAAGCTACACGGGTTTACCTTGCTGAACAAATTCATGGTTTGAAAGAAAAATCAATATCGATTAATGACTAAGGGGGAGGGGGGATCAAATCTCTAGGGGAGTTAAGACTATAGACCGCGTCCCCCCTTAACGCAAACAAAATTCGTTTTATTTTGTAAAAGGGGGTAATTCCCATATGAGGGTGAGGTGAAGAACTTGGCGCGAAGAGCAAAACCATTGGAACTGCATCTGGTCCAAGGAAATCAGTCGCGGCTCACCAAGAAGGAAATCGAACAACGTCAGCAAGCAGAAGAACGGCTGAAACCGAAGAAAAATAAGGTGAAGCCCCCGTCCTGGTTGGACAATGTCGCCAAAGCGGAATTCAAACGACTGGCGAAAGAGTTGGCAGAAATTGATTTGGTAACGAACGTCGATGTGAACGCGTTGGCGACTTACTGTGATGCCTATTCTGACTATGTTCAATGCACGAAAATCATTCAGGAGGAAGGGCTGATCGTCGAGCACACCAATAAAGCTGGCGAAACTAACAGCGTGCCTCATCCTTTGCTGACGAAGAAGAAGCAGCTGCACGATCAGATGCGTTCATTGGCGATCGAATTCGGGCTGACTCCCAGCGCGCGTGCCGGTCTTGCGAAGCCGAAAAAGGAACCGAAACCGCAAACGGAATTCGAGAGAACATTCGGTGATATCGTATGATCAAACAGTTTCTCATAGATTACAGCTTGGATGTGCTAGATGGTGAAGTGATCGCCTGTAAAAAGCACAAATGGGCGTGTCAGCGCTTTTTGCGAGACATCGAACGCGAGGGAACAGACGAATTTCCCTTTATTTTCGATGACGAGAAGGCGCTACGCTTTTTTCAGTGGATGAATCTCTTCCGGCACACCAAAGGCGTACTTGTGGGAGAGAAAATCGAGCCACATGAAATTCAGTATTTCGTCTTTGGCAATATTTACGGCTGGGTACATCACGATACTGGCTATCGTCGGTTCAAAAAAGCTTACTGGCAGGTTGGTAGGAAAAACGCAAAGTCACAAAGCCTCTCGTGTGTAGCTAGTTATGAGGCAATGGCCCTTGGCGAGAACATGAGTGAGGTTTACTGCGCTGCCACAAAGAAAGACCAGGCGAAAATCGTCTGGAAAGAGACAAAAGCGATGCTGGACGGCTGCTCTGAACTGAAGGGCAAGTACAAAGTGGCCTATGGGGAAATTGTTCATCCGAAAAGTCAATCGATCATCAAGGCACTGAGCAAGCAGGATGGAAAAACAGGTGACGGTTTGAATCCGCAGTGCGGGATCATCGACGAATACCACGCTCATGAGACAGACGAAATCTACGAAGTCATTGATTCAGGTATGATCTCGCGGGCGCAACCACTCTTCATGATCATCACCACTGCAGGCACAAACCTGAACGCCCCATGTTATCGCAGTGAATACGATTATGTGTCGCGGCTTCTTGATCCGAATCGTCATGAAACGGAGAATGAAGAATATTTCGCCATGGTGAATGAGCTGGATAAAGATGAGGAAGGCAACCTGATTGATGATATCAAAGACGAATCAGTATGGGGAAAAGCTAATCCTATTGCCTGTTCGTATCCGGAAGGGATTAAAAACATTCACTCTAAACTGGTAGAAGCGCTGGAAAAGCCAGAAAAAATGGGCAAATTCCTTACCAAAAACATGAATGTCTGGGCTAATTATGGTGCTGCATCCTACATGCCGATGTACAAATGGCATTCATGCTCAATCATTCTACCTACTGTAGATATTAAGAGGTTTCCTTGCTATATCGGGATGGACTTATCCATCACGACTGACATCACAAGCATTGGTGGAGTGCACCCTCTTGGTGACGATATGTTTTTCGTCTGGCAACACTCCTTCATTCCAAAAGAAAAGCTGGCTGAGAGGATGAAAACAGACAAAGCACCCTATGACTTATGGATCAAACAAGGCTGGCTAGAGGTAACGCCTGGTGAGGTCGTCGATTATAGCTTTGTGGAGGCTTACCTAAAGCGCATCCGAGATGAAGGGTATAAAATTCTTGAAGTAGATTACGACAAATATAACGCAACTCACCTAGCACAAACACTCGACAGTGACGGCTTTGAAATGGTAATTATTCCACAATCGATTAAACATTTATCGGAGCCGACAAAATCCTTTCGAGATCACGTCTATCAGAAAAAGATCATCCATGCTGGCGATGGGATGCTAGCTTGGGCCATTGGAAATGCTGTGACAAAACTGGATTCTGAAGAAAATATGAAGCTAGATAAAAAGAAATCAAAAGACCGTATCGACCCAATCGCAGCAGTTATCAATGGATTTACTCGAGCAATATGTCAAGAAGACAGTCGATCAGTTTACGAAAAACGGGAGCCGAGATCGCTCTAACACATAGAAAGGAGGCAGTTTCGTGGGTTTTCTCTCTAAAATACTTGAAAAAAGACCAAAAATTACAGTTGAAAATGTACGAGAAGCCTGCCTGTTGGTAGGTTTTTTTAGTTTTGGTTATGGGCTTTGGCAAGTTTACCCGCCCTCCATGTGGATAATCTGTGGATTAATGGTGCTGTTTGTCGGTCTGCCAGCAAGAAAAGAGGGCCGATAAATGGGAATTTTCACAGATTTAGTAGATAAAAGACCATACTCAATGAATGATTTTACGCGTGATATCAGGTCTTTTTTGCATGGAAAACAGGCTTTGTCGGGGGTAACTGTTAATGAAGAGACAGCCCTTCGGTACATTACTGTATATTCGTGTGTTCGTGTACTGGCTGAGACATTGGGCAGTCTCCCTTTATCTGTCCATCGTGCAAGATCAGACGGTGGAAGTGACAAAGCTCAAGATCACCCAGTGTATGAGCTTATCCATGACCTCCCCAATGACGAAATGACAACACAGACCTGGCGTGAGGCATCAATGGGCCATCTTACATTAAGCGGTAACTGTTACTCGATTATTACGCACAACAATAAAGGACAGGTAGTTGATCTTTATCCGGTAGACTGGCATATGGTTGATCCGAAACGTAACCCCAACACTGGAAAGATTGAATATCACATTGCTGATCGAGGTAAAATAGAAGTTTTCCCGATTGAAAAAGTTTTTCATATACCAGGCTTCGGATTTGACGGGATCAAAGGCTATAGTCCCATTCGAATGGCTGCTGAATCTATCGGGATCGGAATGGCTGCTTCTGAGTTTTCAGCGCGATTCTATGGTCAAGGGATGAATATAGGAGGCGTTTTCGAGCACCCGAATGCGTTGAGTGATGGTGCGTATGGACGCTTACAAACATGGATCGATGAAAAAGGATCAGGAATGGCCAACTCATGGAAGCCTCTTATTTTAGAAGAAGGGATGAAGTTTAGTCGAATCCCGATGCCACTAACGGATGCTCAATTTATTGAAACACGAAAATTCACCCGTGATGAAATAGGCGGGTTATTTCGCGTGCCGCCACATATGATTGGAAATTTGGAACGAGCCACTTTCTCAAATATCGAGCATCAAGGCATAGAATTTGTTCAACACACGATGCTCCCGTACATCACCAAATGGGAGCAAGCAATTAATTGGAAGCTGTTCACAAAAGAAGAACGTGAGAAAGGGTATTATGCAAGATTTAACCTTTCCGGTCTTTTGCGTGGCGACTACAAGAGTAGGCAAGAAGGTTTAGCCATTCAGAGACAAAACGGCGTTATCAATGCCGACACTTGGCGTAGTTTGGAAGGAATGAATCCGATCGATGGGCCAGAAGGACAGGAGTATTTAGTTAATGGAAACATGATTCCAGTAACAGCGGCAGCTAGTAAAGGAGGTGAAACAGTAAAATGAGTGTTTCTGAAATCAGAGCAGAGATAGATAAGACAAAAGATAAAATCCGTCCCAAATTCTGGTCCTTTAAAGTCAATAATCAGAATAAAGGAGAACTTTATCTTTACGGGATTATTGAAAATTACTCGTGGTGGGGCGATGAATTGACGCCAAAAACGTTTCAAGCGGAACTTGATGCTTTAGGCGATGATATTTCGGAGTTACATGTTTATATCAACTCAGATGGCGGAGATGTTTTTGCAGGGCAAACCATCTATAGCATGCTAAAACGCCACAAAGCACAAGTAATAGTCCACATTGACGGAATAGCGGCGTCAATTGCGACTGTTATCGCAATGGCTGGCGATATCATTCACATGCCACGAAATGCCAGTATGATGATCCATGGGCCGTGGACATATATTAGCGGCAATGCGGAACAGCTGCGGAAAAGAGCAGATGATTTGGACGCTGCAAAAGAGGGAATGATTGCAGCCTATCAAGAAAAAACAGGTATAGACCGAGATGTTCTTTTACCAATGTTAGCGGTAGACACATGGTTGACGGCAGAAAAAGCCGTTGAACTAGGGTTTGCGGATGTAATTGATGAAGATAAGCAAATTAATGCGTGCCTAACTGACGGTAAGTGCGTAATTAACGGACAACAAATGGATTTGATAAGAAAATACGAAAATGTTCCTCAAGATTTAGTAACTGCTAATGCATCAGCAGAAAAAGAAAAAGAAAAAGCAAATACACCCCCAGAAACAGAGCGTCCGATAAGGTCGCTTTCTTTATATGAGAAAAGGATTAAAAATAACAATCACCGGAGGTTTTAAACGATGGAAAAACAAAATGCAATGTTGTTTTCTATGAATCTTCAATACTTTAACGAGACTACCGTGCAAGAATTGCTACAGATGCGTGCGGAGAAAATTGAACGTCAACAAACCATTATAGCTCTTGCTAAATCTGAAGAGTCTCGTGACCTGACCAAAGAGGAAGACCAAGAATTCGAAACGCTAGAATCAGAGATCTTAGAGATGGATAGTAAAATTGAGGCTAGACAAAAGATGGAACGCCGTGAAAGCATTGTGGCCAATCGAACAAAAGAGTTAGGTACAACAGTGACCCCTTTTCGTCCAAGCGCATTATTTGGGGCTTCTGTACAAGATACACCGAGAGATAATGGCGGGTTTTCTAATTTTGGGGAATTTGTTCATGCGCTTCGTTTCGGAGACGATAAAGGACGTTTATCAGCTCTAGCAACTGGCCAGGGAGATGGAGGAGGCAAACAAGTCCCACCAGCATTCCATGACCAATTGATGTCCTTTAGAAATGAGTGGACCATGGGAGGAGATGGAGGAGCTGAATCATTTTTACCGCAGCAATACCGTCCAAATACAGTATTACAAATCAACCCTGAGACAACCATTGTCCGACCAAGGGCCAATGTATTACCTGCAGGAGATCCACCTGATGCAAAAATCACTCTCCCATCCTTAGACCAAGGATCAAAAGGTGTATACGGGGGTGTAGAAGTAAAATGGATTGGAGAAGGAAAGACAAAGCCAGATACTAGCGGAGAATTGGACGAAATTACTCTTCAACCGAATGAAGTTGCAGCCAGTACCGTTGTTACTGATAAACTATTGAGAAACTGGCAATCTGCAAATAAATTTATTAGTAGTTTGTTAACAAAGGCTATGGATGCTGCTGAAGATATTGCGTTCTTAACAGGCAATGGGATAGGCAAGCCACAAGGTATTCTGAATGCCAAAGGTGGGTTAGCAGTAAACAGAGAAACTGCAAACAAAATTTCGTATGTCGACATTGTATACATGCTTGCAAAACTACTTCCTGATTCTATCGGTGATGCTATGTGGGTAGCTCATCAATCGGCGTTACCCCAACTAATGACATTGCAGGACGGGGCAGGTCGGTATATCTTTGTTCAAGGTGACGCAACAAAAGGAATCCCTAGTACACTAGCTGGAATCCCTATTCGCTTCACTGGCCGGACAAAGCCATTGGGACAAAAAGGAGACTTAGCTCTCTTAGATATTTCTTACTATCTCATTAAAGACGGTTCAGGTCCGTTTGTATCAGCATCTGAGCATGTACTTTTCCGTGATAACAAAACAGTTATCAAAGCATTTTGGAACGTAGACGGAAAACCTTGGGTTATTGAACCACTGACTCTTGAAGATGGTGTCACACAAGTTAGCCCTTACGTCGAATTAGATGTACCGAAAGTGTAGAGGGAGCCTTCTGGGGCTCCTTTTCCATATTAAAAGAGGAGATGATTAGGCATGGCCAATAAAAAATACGTCGTAATAGCCGACTTCGTTGATGAAATAACGGGTAATACCGTACATGCTGGCTCCGTTTTCGAAGCAGATGAACCACGTGCAGAGAGGGGAAAAGAGGCTAAGGTTTTAGGAGATGAAGTAAAAAAAGAGACTTCAAAGTCTAAAAACAACGATCCTAAGCCAAGTACAGAGCAAGCACCACCCGTTGCACTTGAAGCAGAGAATCAAGATGTTCAACAAGCGGATGATCAAGGTGAAAAATAATGTTGACAACACTAGTGAAAGCTAAAAAGCTGATGGGTATACCTGCAGAAAATGAGACGCGCGACGTTGAAATTTTCGCTTTTCTATCAGCATCTTCTACAGCTATCGAGAACTATTGTCGTAGATCCTTCGGTTTACATGAGTACAAAAGCCAAAAATATGACGGCGGTAGAAGCAAGTACTTGTTATTAAAAAATTTTCCTGTCCACTCTGTTTCGAGAGTCCAAATCCATAAAATGGAAATAAAAGATTACGAGATTATTGACGACAAGGGTATGCTGTTCCGCACAACTGGTTGGCAAGCAAAAGAACGTGAAATTTCTATTTCTTATATTGCCGGTTACGTTCTTCCAGCAGATGGCACGGAGGAGAATCCGTGTACGTTACCAGAACCTCTGGAACTTGCTTGCATTCTCTACTGCCAAACGCTCATGCGTACACCAGGAGTGAGCACAGAACGTGTAGGTGATATATCTGTTTCTTACACTAACGAAGGAGAAAACATACCGTTTGCCGTGAAAAGTCTCATTAATCCGTATAGACGGGAGCCGTAAAGGTATGAGTAAAAAAGATCAAGACTGACGCCGTATGTGGGGAGGTGGGTGTAGTGGCAAAAGCTAAGAAAACCCGATCTAAACGAGCAAACGTTGAAATTACAAAGACGACTTATTTACCCGACATCCTTAAAAAGTTACACGAGTTGACCAAAAACGAGGTGCATATTGGTGCGGAAGGCAATGCAGAGTTGGCGATGATTGCCGGGATTCACGAGTATGGTTCCTTAAAAGCTAAGATTCCCGCACGTAGCTTTATTGGCTCCGGTCGCAAAAAATCGCAACGAGTAATTTCTCAGTTGGCCAAACAAGGGGTAAATGCTATCGTTCAGAAAAACGAGACAGCACGGGGCCTACTGAATAAGATTGGGGCAGCGGGTCAAGATAAAACACTTAAAAATTTTGATAAGATTCGTACTCCGTCACTCTCTCCCCGGTACTCCCTTCGGAAAAAGGGGAGAAAGAATAAGATACTGGTACAGGAGCAGCGGCTACGAGACGCCATTACCTATACCATTGTTTCGAGAAAAGGAGGGAAGAAATGATTGGATTTCGTTTTGCTCCTCTATTAAGTCGATACAATAGCCCATATGTCCTCGTCAAGCCCGGTACAGGAGGAGCCTATAATCCGGACGGAGTATGGGAGGAAGCCACGCCTGATCGTGTGTCGTTGCTGGGTCATATTCAACCTGTGAGTGCGAAGCTACAGCAAGTGGAAGGTGGAAGGTATACCGAGGAAGATCGGACACTGTACACAACAAACAAGCACGCCGGAGGAGATCTGATCGAGTACAAAGGCGTGAAGTACACTGTCCATCCTCCAGAAGAACGAGACTATTGTGATATAAACAAATACATCTTAAAGAAGGTGGCTGTCCATGATTCCGTTTAAGGCAATCCGGTCGGCTATTGTACAACCACTCTCAGCACATCTTTCTTTGCCAGTTATCGAAATGAACAGCGGCGGGGACATGCCTAAACAGGCTTTCATGACCTATGATTTCTCAGGTCCAGAAGATGCCCGCGGCTTTCCAATCGAATACCAGGAAGGTGATACCCTTCGCCATATAGGGACGGTTTCTTTTACCGTCTCTTTTTTGTCTTACGCTGACGATAAAGCTACAAGCATAGAAAATGCTTTGAGAGCACGAGATTGGATGAAGCGAGATGGACGCGAGTTATTGAAAGATAGAGTCAACGTGATTGTGTCAGAGATAGGCACAATCGAGAATCGAGACGTGTTGATCGTAGATGATTGGGAGCGAAGACAAGGCTTTGATGTAACATTTCGCACCTTAGATGTAACTGAGGGAGAATTTATAGCGATTGAGAAAGCGCATGTGAAAGGAGTGTATGGGTTTGGCAGTTAAGAGTGATGTTACCGTAACGATTGACATTCAACGACCTACGCCAAAACTTGGTTTTGGCAAACCATTAATTATTGGAACGAGTGCGGCAGGGATGGCCTACAAAACCTATTATGACCTAGACGCAGTACGGGAGGACTTTGCACCTTCTACGGAGGTATACAAAGCAGCCTTTGCTTTGTTGAATCAAGGGGACAAATCCCCGTCAGAGCTTGCTGTCATGCTGCATAAGACGGAAGGCGAGACATTGGCGGATTTTTTACCCAAGATTTTTGAGAAAGACTGGTATTTCCTTGTCTCCACCAGCAGCCAAAAAGCAAGCATCCTGACAATTGCGGATGCTATCGAGCAAAATGACTCTCGTCAATTCTTTGCTAGCTCATCGAATCTGGAAGACCTGGCTGCAATCAAGGCGAAGAAATACACACGAACCACGATGTTCTATCACACAACAACGGATAATTACCCTGAGGCTGCATGGTTGGGGGCCTGCGCCTCTGCTGATGTAGGGAGCATTACATGGAAGTTCAAAACCTTAAAGGGTATTGATGTTCTCGACATTGGTACCACTGAGACGATTCATGATCTAGGAGCAAACACCTATGTAACGAAAGCCGGAGACGATGTAACCAGTGAAGGGAAAACCGTATCCGGTGAATACGTCGACATCATCCATTCCCGTGACTATCTTGTTTTCAGTATTCAGTATGCCATTCAAAAACTACTGAACCGGGCGCCAAAGGTTCGATATGACAATACGGGCATCGCACAACTAGAGAGTGAAGCACGCACAATCTTAAAGCGTGCAGATTTAAACGGTATGATCGCACACGATGACGAAGGACAGGCCATTTTCAATACCAACTTTAAACCACGATCACAAGTTGATCCTGCCGATCGAGAACAGCGCGTTTATAACGATGGTTCTTTTGAGTTTGAATTGGCTGGGGCTATCCATGGAACAAAAATTAAAGGAACTATCAAACTGTAAGGAGGAAAATAATCATGCCAACTTCTACTTATGATCCGAACGACGTTGCAATGATCGTGGAAGGCACCTATCTGACAGGTTTTTCGGAAGATATGGTTGAGATTGACAAGTCGGAAAACAACTACGAGACGAAGGTCGGCGCACAAGGGGACGTGATTCGCAACAGAGTCAATAACCCTACGGGAACGATTACTGTTACGCTACTTCCCAGTAGCCCACAAGTGGCCTTCCTAGACAGCCTCGCCAATTCAGGCAAATTAGTGCCTGTGAGTGTCATCCATTCTGGAACGCCAAAAGAAACGACGACTGTAACGGAAGCCTATGTCACCAAACCAGCTACCCGTACCTATGGAAAAGAAGCGGAAGACCGTGAGTATGAAATCCAGTGCTTGGATTTAGATATGCAATAAATATGAATCTAAAGGAGACGATTACACATGAGCGCATTTAAGCAGAAAAAATTCACTTCGAAAACAGGAAGCACCTATCTTTTCCAACACCCAGGCGTGCGTATGGTATCCAAAATCAATGACGCTTGCAAGAACAAACATGGTGTTGTGATGGAGGAAAGGCTTTCCGAAGAAATTCTGAAACATGTCATTGTCCAACCAAAAATGAAAATTGATGATTTTAGCGACTATAAGGAGTATCAAGATACGATTAATGCCGCCTATGCTTTTATCTCAGGTCGAGATGAGGACGACGACCAGCCAGGCGGTGACAGCTATGATCAGCAAGAAGGAAGCGGAGAAACGAGCTAGGGAGCGTTGGTCGTACTGGCGGCTGCTCTTGTCGGATATGAACATCACCTATGCGGATTTAGACCGGATGGATGAGGACGATATTGCTGAAGCAAACGCGGCACTAGACATCCACATTAAGCAACAGCAAAAGAACCTGGATAAGAAATGAGCGTCTGCGTGGGCGCTCTTTTTGTTGCTGAAAGGCAGGTGGAGTAAGTGGGTGTTATCGGCAATTTAATGTTTGCCGTGGGGTTTAAAGTAGCCGATAGCGCAATCAAAAAGGCCGAAAAGCAGACGGACGGATTGATTAGCAAAGTCGGGTTGCTTGGCAGTGCTTTGGGTGGGCTGACAATCGGGGCTATTGGTTATAAAGCTGCTACGGCAGCCGGGGAATTTACATCTGCCATGACACAGATTCAACAGGCTACCACAATGACCGACGACCAATTGAAAGCAACCGAAGGCATTGCAAACAACCTCTATAAGCAAAATTTTGGGGAAAGCTGGGGCGATTTGGGTAACGCCATTGCGATTACAAACCAAATCACCCAACAGCAAGGCGAAGAGTTAGAGAATACCACACGCAATGCGTTGCTCTTACGGGATGCATTCGGCCACGATGTCACAGAGTCTATCAAAACAGCTGACACGATGATGAAACAGTTTGGCATCACAAGCGATGATTCCTTTAACCTCTTCGCTCAGGGCCAGCAAAAAGGCCTGGATAAATCGGGGGAGCTGTTAGATTCAGCGAATGAATACGCCAACCAGTTCAAGTCATTAGGTTTTACAGCAGACGAAATGTTCGATACGTTAGCAGCCGGCTCTCAAAATGGCGCGTTCAACCTGGACAAAGTCGGTAAACCACAGCATTGCCGACTAAAAATCGCGGGATAAAGCAAGAAAGGTGAGACTCCTAACTTGAACCGAAGGCCATTCAAAGAATGGTCAGGGGCAGAGCATAGAGGGTGAAAAGATATAATCCCTCCACGAGACCGCGACACTGGACGCCCAGTGAAAACATATGCCGACCTTACAGGAACAGGAACTGTAAGAACCGCAGGATAAAAAGCCTACGGGATAACACAGGGATGCAGTCAAAGAGTTCAATATCCGGGCAAAGGATGGCTCAAAATCATCGACAGAAGCGTTTCAAATGCTTGGATTAGATGCGGATAAAATGGCGCAAACATTCGCACGTGGTGGACCTGAAGCGAAGAAGTCTTTCGATCAAATCTTGCAAATGATAGCTGCTATTGAAGACCCGGTTCAGCGTAACACGGTTGGGGTTGGCCTCATGGGTACACAATTTGAGGATTTAGAGGCGCCTGTTATTGCTGCTATGGGTACAGCACAGAAGCAGTTTGATAGGACGAAGGACACCATGGACAAGGTGAATCAAGCCAAGATCGATTCACCTGGACAAGCCTTGGCCTTGATTGGGCGTCAAATAGAAACAGGATTACTCATTCCCTTGGGAAAGGTTCTCCTTCCTATGCTTATGGGCGTTTCGGAAGGTATTGCCTTTTTCACGGAGCATATCGACGTGTTAGGGCCAGCTGTTGGGGGAATTGCTGTTGTGATTCTTGGAGCATTGGTTCCGGCCATGTGGGCATCTGCTACGGCTGGTTGGGCGATGGTTGCCCCGTTCATGCCGATAATCGCCACCGCCTTGTTAGTGGGCGCAGCCATTGCGGGTGTTATCCTCATCTTTAAAAATTGGGGGGCAATTGGCCCTTGGCTGGCCCAAAAGTGGCTGGCTTTTAAGACGTGGACAATTGGAATATTTAACAGCGTGTTACAGTTCTTCCAAACGTGGGGCCTTACCATCTTGGTTATTTTGAGTGGCCCGGTCGCATGGGTTGTTGCGCTCATCGTGAAATACTGGGATCAAATCAAAGCGTTTACCGTGACCACGTTCACAAACATATGGTCTTCGATCACGAATACGTGGAACAGTATCACCGGCTTTCTTTCTGGGATCAATCTGTTCGAGATCGGGAGGAACGTCATTCAAGGAATGATTGACGGGATAGGCTCAATGGCAACGGCCCTCATGGACAAGATGACAGCCATTGGGGACGGCATTACCGATAAGATCAAGACGATCCTGGGTATTCACTCCCCGTCGCGGGTCATGATGGATGTGGGCTTTTACACCGGGGAAGGCTTGGCCCAAGGGATTGAAAGCACACAAGCACGAGTTGCAGCCGCCTCCACAGGATTGGCAGATGACGTAACCGCACCGCATCATGATACACCTGCGGCAAGCCTGCCTCCAACAACGGCAGCGGGAGCTTCTTCAGGGGCTGGAGCAGGAACGGTGCGAATGGAAATTGTCATTAAGATTGATGCATCGGGTGGAGCTGACGCCAAACAGACAAGCGGAGCGATTGCAACAGAGCTGAAACCTACGCTACAAGAAATCATTCAGAGTGCCGCACGCAGGTTAGGGGTTGTATTGGTGGTGGAGGAAACCTAATGGCAACAATTAACGGAATGTATGTTCTAGCAGAAAGCGAAGACCCCAAGTATGAGGTAGATGTCACAGATCAACCGGTTGAGGACGGGGTTGACACCAGTGATCACGTTCAACGAAAGCCACGGGCTATGGATGTGAGCGGCTATATCGTGGGTGACGATGCAGCCCAAATTCGGGAGAAGCTGATTGCTTTGGCCGATAAAGGTAAGATTGTGCATTTTATGGGCCGCAACCTGTTTACAGGTGTCATTCAATCTCTTAGCACCAAACATGACTACAAAATTGCTAACGGCTTTTCCTTCTCCCTTTCTCTAAAAGAAATACGGATTGCCAAATCATCCTATGTGGAAACCTTGCCGATTCCCATCAAGGCGGCAGCAGCTCCAGTAATCAGCTCAGGACGGAAGCAAAAGAAGAAAAAAGGAAAGGGAAAAGGAGATAAAAAGGTCGAGAAAGTGAAATTCAAGGCAGGTAGCCCATGGGCCGATGAGTAGGTGAATCCAATGGAAATCATCGAGATTGAAAAAGAACAAATCCCGTATCGGTTTGAGATCGCCCTACCCGATACGGTTTTTACATTTGAAGTCCATTACAACAGTGAATACGACTTCTTTACCGTCGATTTGGAACGAGACGGCGAAGTATTAGCAACAGGAAACAAAATCGTATATGGAGTACCACTGTTTTCCAGTAGCGTGAATGACCGATTCCCTCGTGTAGAGATTCTACCCTATGACGAGTCAGGAAGCACGCAAGTGGTCACCTGGGCTACATTGAGCGAAACAGTGTTCCTATATGTATTTGAGGAGGAAGAGGATGGGTAATTTTGGTCGAGTGGTGGAGGTCATGGTGAATCATCTGTCTTTCTCCATGGACAGCTATGCCATAGAGGGGACTATTCCTTTTGACAATGACCTTCTCCCCAACGAAAGCGAAATCAAACTATGGAATCTATCACGGGATACCATTAGCAGAATCAAGAGAAACGATGTGCTAATGATCAATGCCGGGTATCGAGGGGACGTGGGTGTCATCTTGCATGGTTTTGTGTCTAAAGTGCAAACCAAACGGGAGGGCGTGGATACGATCACCACGATTCACGTTCTGGATTCCGAAGACCTTTCCAAGCGAAAGGTAACAGATAAAGCCTATGCCAAGGGGACACTTGCCAGCTATATCCTCAAGGATATGGCGAAGCAGCTAGGCCTTCCTGTTGCTCAGTTCCAACTGAATCAGGATTACAGGTATGTAGAGGGCTATACTGCAAGCGGAGAAGTGACAGAAATAATCAGCAAAGTAGCGGCAGATTGCGGCACGAGCGCCTTTGTTAACAAAGGGAAAATTTATATCCGTAATTTGCGAAAGGGTGCTGATGATGTGTTTGCGTTGTCAGCAGATACGGGCCTAATTGGTTCACCTGAGCCGTTTGAAGAAGAAAAATTTAAAGGGTTTCATATTCGTTCCCAATTGCAATACCGGATCACGACAGCTTCTGTTATTGACTTGCAAAGCAAGGATTTTACCGGGCGCGTCCATGTACGAAGTGGTACCCATACGTTCAGTCGAACCGGAGATTTTGTAACAGAAGTGGAGGCGATTCTGCCATGACGATTGATCCGGCAGGGGACTTGGCGCGTTTGATTGACATGGTGATCCGCAAACGATTAGCAGAATCGTGCGTGGCTTTCCCATGTAAGGTGCTGTCCTTTGATGAATCAACGGGGACGGCGACCGTTCAGTCATTGTTTCAACTGAGTGAGCAGGCACCATCCCCCGTTCAAAATGTCCCAGTAACGGGCCATAAATACCGAATGGACAACGGGGAGATCAAAAAAGTTCCGCACATGTTGGAATCAGGGGATATTGTCTTTGTAGCTTGCGCAGATCGACAAATCAGGGACACCCTACAGGGGGCGGTTACCCAGCCAAGCAGTCAGCGTATCCACGACCGAAACGATGCGGTCATTGTGGGGGTGATGCCATGCAGTCTCTTCGACTCGTAGACGATGACTTGACCTTTGATGAGCGCGGGGAACTGGTTTGGGTGGATCAAGTGGAGGAAATCGCCCAATGTGTGCAGCGAATATTGAGTACCAACAAAGGAGAATGGTTCTTAAATCCTTCCATGGGGATTCGATTTTCCGTGTTCTTTGAGAAGATTCCGAATTGGGACAAGATGCGGGAGGAAATCCGGCAAGGTATCTTTCAGGAGCCGCGGATTCAAACAGTAGAGTCCATTGATTTCCAAGTGGATCACAAACACCGTATCCTTTCGATTCAGTTTGTCGCCACGGCCAACACTGGAGAGGAGATCAGTCAGGAGGTGAAGATTGATGCTGGATGAAAAAGGATTTAAGCGGAAGAGGTTTGCCGACCTTTTCGATAGCCTAGAAACCAAGGCAAAAGCAGTTTTTGGGGAACAGGTCAACACAACGGAGCGCTCCCCACTCGGGATTATCCTTCGGTTGTTTGCCTGGAGCTTGTCGCTTATCTGGCAACTTGCCGAACACGTTTATAACAGCGCTTATGTAGATACGGCAGAGGGCGTTTCACTAGAACGCGTGGGAAAGTATATTGGTATCAAAAAGCGCAGTTCCCTCCCTGCAAAAGGAGAGGTTGTCCTACGCGGAGAGCCGGGAACGGTCGTCCCTAGTGGCTTTCTTGTGGGAACAGAGGCGGACACGATTTTTGAAACCAAACAAGCACTAACCTTTGATGAAAGCCGGACAGGTAAAGTGGAGGTTGTTGCCATCGAGCCAGGAACGAAAGGCAACGTGCCTGCCCATACCATTGTAAAGATTGTGAATCCTATTGCTGGCGTCAGTGAAGTAATCAACCCGGAGTCAACCAGTGAGGGACGGGATGCCGAAACTGACATGGAATTTCGGAAACGGTATGACGATTCCGTTTCCAAGATTGGAGCCAGTACCCTGGATGCGATCCAAGCGGCATTGCTGGACACCCCTGGTGTACGTTCGGTCTTGGTTGAGCATAACGACACCATGGCCTATATCAAGGATCGTCCACCAAAGAGCGTAGAAGCATTTGTGTATGGTGGAGAAGATGAAGCGATTGCCAACGTCATTTTAAATACGAAATCTGGTGGAATACAAGCGTATGGAACTACCGTTAGGGAGGCCAAAGACATTGGTGGAAACATCCACAATATCGGTTACACCAGAGTGAAAGAGTCTCCTATTTACATCAAAGTAGCCTTGCAAACAAATGTAAAATTCCCGATCGATGGAAAAGAAAAAGTAAGGATGCAGATCATTCGTTATATCGGTGGTCAAGATGAAGACGCCACGGAATTTTTAGGTTTGGGAATAGGTGAAGAGGTAATTTTCAGTAAAGTTATCCACTATATCCACAATGTTCAAGGGATAGAAGACGTTCAGTTGGAACTGTCTCAAGATGGCATCAATTATTCAAAAGAAAATATTAAGATTGTTCGGGCGGTAGCGAAAACAGACTGGAAAAAGGTCGTGGTGACATAGTGGAATTCCGACAACTTTTAAAAAAATTAACGGACAATTACGTTAAGTCGCCAGGCAGTAACATAGGGAAACTTTTCCGTATTTTCTATGACGAAGTGCAAGAAATCAAACAAACATTTGAAAAAATAGAACGCTATCGTGACATTGACGAAGCACTTGGATCAACGCTTGATCGAATCGGAAAAAACCTAAATCAGCCAAGATCACATCTAGGCGATGACTCTTATCGAGTATTGCTTAAAACCAAAATAAAAAGAAATACAAGTCGAGGGGATATAAACACAATCATTGAGGTATTTGCATCCGTGATGGGTATTCGGCATGAACAGGTGTATGTTCGTGAAGTTTTTCCTGCTGGCCTCTACATTAGAGTTCCATTAACTCCTTTACGGGACGCTTTGTTTGACTCTGCCAACGTGATTGGTCAATTTGTACAAGGGACGCTTGCTGCTGGGGTAGGGCTTGAAGTTCCGTTTGAAGGAACATTTGAGTTTGCTGAAAGTACGCAACAAGAGTTCGATGATAAGAAAGGATTTAGTGACCTTGATCAAGAGACTGGCGGATACTTTGGCGGTGTTTATAAATCCACATAGAGGAGGCGTTGATATTGCCCGATATTCAATTACCGGAGTGGCATAATTCTGGTAAAGAGCCACCAGAGGAAAAGAAACAAGAGGGGTGGCTTGCCACTGAAAAACCACCAGCGGACTGGTTTAATTGGCTATTTTACACGATTTTCAAAGCACTTGAAAAACTCAAATCGAAACTAGGAAGTGCAGAAGACATCCTTTCCAATCACGTTGAAAAAGGTGGAAATACTCATCCTAACGCTACACCCACAACGGCTGGTTTTATGAGTGCAACTGATAAAGATAAGTGGGACAAGCACAATGGTGCTGGCGGGACAGCGCACTCGTTAGCAACCACCAAACTGGCAGGATTTATGTCTCCAGAGGATAAAGACGCTTTGGGATCATGTAATAAATACAGAAGTGGTTACGACGCGACAACTCAGATTCACACAGTTATTGAGTACAAGAGAAAAGATGGCACGACTTATATGACCTCAGTTTTGACTAATAAAGTAGGAAATGTTTACAAAGTAGATACACGACAATACTACGAACTCGATGGGATAACTAAAGGAAAGAGAGAGGTGGTTGATATCACTTATAATGCTAAGGGCGATCCAGAAAATGAGGTGATAAGAGAATGATTGGTACAGAAATACTGCGAGATCATGGGATAGGATTGGGAAAGTACAAAATAAATAGCCTCATTCGTAACGTAAACCTGAGCAACCCTATTTGGACGCTAAAAGCAAGTTGGGCTACAACGTATAGCCGTGGTTCTGAGTTCTTCGTAATGGACAAATGGGGCGGCCAAGTGTATTTTACGAACGATTCACCGCGTAGGGTCTTAGAAAAAAGAAGGTTACTAACCGGCGGGCTTTCTTGGAGCATAACGATGCCATCTACTATCAATGACGTTGTTGTAGATTCACAAGATAACGTGTGGGTTCTCACTGTTTCAGAGGTTCGTAAATACGACTCTTCTGGCAGTAGCTACACGGACTATAGCAGTAATGGCGGTGGATACCATATCTATGTTGACAGCAGCGATAACGTATACGTGGCATCATTTGGCAAGGTATTCAGTTTAACCAATGCGGGCGCACCGAGGTGGATGCAATCCCTCCCTAATACATCTGGTTCAATAGGCTCAGCTATAGGGGCGGAAGGAATTTATTTGTTTATGGAGGCACCCGCACGCAGCGCTCGTAAGTTGAACTTCAAAGGGGAAGTGGTATTAGACGCAACTCTATCATTTTCCTATGATGGCAAAGGAGTAGTATCGAGTGGCGAAATCATTTACTTTCCATCGGCAAAGATTAGTAAAAACCTAGAGGTATTAGCACGAGTTCCGCAAAGTTTGGGATCTTATCTATCTAATATTGTCATAGACGCAAATGATAATCTTTACATCGCCTCTAACTTAGAAAATAGGCATGTTCTTATGTCGCTCAATAACGATTTGACAAAGAGGGCTTCGCTACCAATGACCGATACAGCTGTATCGGGAGCTCTCGGAATAACGAAAGAAGGCTATCTGATTGTGTCCGATCTGGATACGGTCAAAGTTTACGATCTAGGATTTTCAATTCTGGGGTAAAAAGGGGGATATGACAAGATGATTTACATTGAGTTTGTTCAAGAATCAGAAGCGAAAAGCTTTGTAAACTTAATACATTACAATCCGTTTGATTCCAAAGAGGGAGTAGGAAAGACCGAAAAACAGTTACGCCTAACGGGTGCATTGATTGAGGCATTACCTGCGAGAGAAATGCAAAGCGGAAAGGACGCAATGTTGTATTACAATCCTCAGACGAGTGAAGTTTGGTATGAGTATGTCGACGTTTCCTTGCCTGCTGAAGACCGAATTGCTCAGTTGAAGGTAGAGCTGGCTGAAGCTAAAGCGGAAAATCTTACGATTATGGACGCTGTAGCGCAGGTATACGAGGAGCTACAGGTACTGAAAGGAGGAAGTACAGATGGCGGAAATCTATTACAAGCTGATTAGGGCTGATCGTCGTTCGATTGATCAGGTGCCAGTTAATCTTCAAAGGGAAGTCCGAGCGATGCTGCATGCTGACAGCAAGCCTTTGGCATAAAGCCTTCTCACAAATGAGAGAGGCGTTTTTTTATGGGGAGCTGATAGGCTCCCTATTTTATTTACCCCAAGGGGTGAGGAGGCATGACACATGCGGCTAACAAACGAGATTCAAACTTTATTCAAGCCAGGAAACGGAATTGCTGCTCTTGTAGGGGCCGTGGTCCTCCCGTGGATCGATATTTTATACGGTGCAGAGCGTCGAGAAGTCTTGGTTTTGTTCTGTTTAATAATTGGAGCGGATTGGCTTACAGGTGTTTGTGCATCGAAAAGAGAGAAAACCTATTCATCTGATTATGGGATCAGGAAAGGAATACCACGCACTCTGTTCATTTTCTTGTTACCTATCATTGCTAATTTTTTTGACGCTGCCTTAAAGACTCCTGGATTCCTTTTTTATGGAGTCATATTTGCCTTGTGTTACCACACATGGGTAAGTATAACAGCAAATGTTGTACGTGCGGGATGGGGGAGAATTGTCCCTATATCTGTTATGAAAATTATAGGTTCGGAACTGAAGGCAAAAGCAGAGCGATCACAGAGACATAAGGAGGGGAAATGATGGAGATGACCACTGATATCGCGACATTAGCCGCAATTGTTGCGGCGCTTACTGGTGTGGCTAAAGGCTTTGGGGTTCCGAATAAATATGCTCCATTAGTCGCTATGGCTTTTTCGGCTCTTTTTGTATTTCTTCCAAACGGAGGATTAAAAACCAATCTACTAACAGCGGTAGTCGTTGGATTAACGGCTGCGGGAGCATATAGCTATGTGAAACCAGACAGCGGAGGGAACAAACAATGAAACCACAAGACTTTATAGATAAGATTGCGCCAAATGCTGTAGCCGATATGAAGAAAACAAAGATACCTGCATCTCTTACAATTGCTCAGGCTATCCTTGAATCAGCTTGGGGAGAGAGTGGACTAACTAAGCGAGGAAATAACTTGTTCGGTATCAAAGGAACAGGCCCAGCAGGTGTATGCGCCATGCCTACAAAAGAAAATTACAACGGTAAATGGACAACTATCACAGCTAATTTCCGAGCTTATAACAACTGGAGCGAGTCTATTGCAGACCATTCCAAACTAATCTTAAACGGCACAAGAGACAATCCTACGCGCTATCATGGTGTGCTAGGTGCTGATTATAAAACTGCTTGCCATGCTATCCACAAGGGCGGTTATGCCACTGATCCGAATTATCCAGGTAAGCTAATTGGGTTGATTGAAAAGTACGGTCTAGCTAAATATGACAAGGAGGAAACAACAGTGAAACTAGAGGTAGCGAACGAAATTATCAGCCATTTACAAGGGCAATGGGCTTTTTATAATCAAATGGGAATGAAGGATGAGGCTGTGAGGATTGGAGAATTGGCAGATGAGTTACGTCTGGCGAGTGGACAGGAACTACAGAATAAAAAAATAGTTGACGAAATATGTCAGCAACCAAGTTGATTTATATGAGATTTTTGTAACGGAATTGGGCTACTAAAAGTGAGGGCTATCAAGTGTTAACCATGTACAGAAATAATTAAATTGTGAAACTAAAAGGGATTTTTAAGATGTGAATAATAAAAGGTTTCCAACAGTTTAGATTTTACTTCTCTGTTGGAAACCTATTTTATAGCCTTAGTGAAACTTTCAAAAAACTATATGCTTATCATTTATAGTACGTAACTTTGAAGGATTTAGTTCCAGTCGATTTACCATAATATTTAAAGATTGTAAAGCTCGTGTCTGTCTTAACGGTAAAATAATTACTTCCAGGTTTAAGATATCCCGCTTCTTCCCCATCAATATGGACCTTTACAGTATCAGAACCCATAGAACCATGATAAATCTCATTTACATCAACACGAATTCTATGATAACCAGGGTTACCTAAATACAGAGTATCTGTACTAGAGCTAGACCATCCAGCAATGTTATGCGTAACTGTATCTCCAAACTGTACGGTTCCATTTGCTGTAATTTCCTTAGTTTCAGAGAATTGAGTTGAAGCTGATGCTGGAACTGCGGCTGTAACCATTGCAAGTACTCCTAAAGCAACTAAAGCTTTTCTCAAAATGATCACTCTCCTTAAGGGTTAGGTTATTACCTCTTAGTTATATCATAATATTTGTATAAATGTAAATATAATACATTTTTAAAAAATTATTTTTATTGGTTACAAAGATTTATTGAACATGTAATTTTACCCATTGCATAGTCTCTTCATCGGGAGGGTTTTCATTCTTTTTCTTGACAATCATCTCTGAAACCATTTTGCTTATTTTAATGAAATTTTGCAACCAAACTTCATAGTAACTCCCTTTTTATTTTGATTTAGCTAGACAAAGATAATGGGAAAGCCCTCTGACGGAACAATTCAATGTAGACCGTCAGAGGGCTTTTTTTCATCAGCGTATCGTGTCAAAATGATAGTCTACTTTTTATTCAAACGAAATTATTATTTAATGTTATTGAAAATTCAAACTTATCACTTAACACTAGGAGTTGCTAGGTATTTATCATAAATATGAACGACTTCTTTTCCAAATTGTAACGCCATTTTAGCGGTCAAGCGAGAAGCTTTTGTAAAAAATCTATTATTTGGGGTTTGCGAGAAATAAGCCAAAGAGTGGTCTATGGAATCCAGCGCTCGATTTTGTTCTCCCAAATGACAAAGGGATTCTGAAAGAGTTAGGTGTGCCTCAGCCAATATATGTTCCGTGGTGTGATTATCAATGGCTTCCTCACATATAAGCTTTGCTTCTTCATATCTTCCTAACTGATTATACACTTTAGCAAGTTCAATACATGAATTGCTCATCCAGTGGATTGATCCTATTTTTTTGTGAATATCAATAGCCTTTTGTAGATGTGAAATAGCTAGATCATATTTTTCTATACATCTGTAAATAATTCCTAAGTTGTTATTTACCCCTGCAATTCTAGCTTCTTTTTTAGGATCGTTGTAGTACTGTAAAATATTTAGAGCTTTCTGGTTAGCTGATATTGCTTCTTCATAATGCATCAAGTGTCGTAAACATACGGCTATCCCCATATAAATATCTCCACTTTTATAAAGTGATGAGTAATGTAAATTTAATTTCTCAGCCTGTTGGAATCTTTCTAGGCCTGAGTGATATTCACCTAGTCTTTCATGCATATATCCAAGGGCATAGTAAAGAGTAACTCTAGGTATTCCATTTACTTCATGCTGGAGAACTAGCTTGTCTGCCTCATGTAGAAGAGCAATAGCCTTTTCAGGCTTTTCAATCGAGGCATACAGTTCTCCCAGCGAAGTCAAAGGACGAATAAGAAGTAATGGATCAGGATCATCTGCTTCTCTCGCTAGGTTAATACTTTCTAAAAAATACGCAGCTGACTGATAGAAATTCTGTTCGGATCGTGCAAGAGCACCTTTTCCCCATACATAGACGCTTTTTTCTTCTTGGCTCAGTTCCACGTTAGAAAGTCGGAATAAATACTTATGTGCTTTTAGCCAATCACACGATTCTATATTAGTAACCAGACCACGAATATTTCTATGTATGTTTACCTTCGCTATTTCCTCACGGTTAAAGTCTTTGTGGAGGTCGGGTATGGATACCTGTAAACGTTCAGCTATCTTTGTAAGCAAATCAGGTAAGGGTAATGAGTAGCCCTTTTCCAGTTGACTAATATAGCTACGACTGCATATCCCATCTGCTAATTCCCCTTGTGTCATTCCTAATTTCGTTCTGAATCTTTTTATCTGACTGCCAATCACATTCACTACGATCACTCCAAATATTTTATTTACACAAATTGACATTAATTAGTAACGAGTATACTATGAATTTAATATTTTTCAACTTTTAGATCGGAGGTGTTTTCGTGTGAAAAAACGTCTTACGATTTTATCTCTAGCCGTATTGATGTCACTTGGATTGTTAAGTGTAAACTGGCTTCCTGTTCAAGAAAATGCTGGATTCATCAAGCAAATGTCAGATCAGATTGGTGCATAACATCAAAAAATACTCCCCATTCTATTTTCGAAAGGGGAGTATTTTTTTGTTAGGAAAACAAACGATGTTAGGAAAATGGGTGAAATGTTTATTTTTTAACAATTATTTACAGTTGTTACCTTTGTTGGTAATATTGACTTATTACTAACAAAAGGGGGGGGATAAATGAAATGTCTTTAATATGGGGAGAAGAACATCATCAAATCATTAAGAAAAATAGGATGCACCTTCATGCCGTCCAAAGCTTAGGAACATCCTATTTATGAGCGTCACTTGGAACTGCTCCATTTAAGTTTAACACCTACTTGTATGCAAAGGAAAACAAAAATTTTTATGGATACGGAGCTTTTTCAGTCAGTACGTCCACAAAAAATATTTTAATTCAAAAGGCTACTTTTCAAGTTTTGTAATTTGGAAGTGAGCTAAACGGAGGTTATTGTTATGAAGAGATTTGTTGCGATGTTTTCAGCTTTTGTACTACTATGTGGAATCATATTGCCTTCCGCGGCATTTGCCAAAATAGCTGAATCGGAAAATGTTGAAAGTTTTGAAACTGATTTTTTATCTGATGAACCAAATGAAGAAGGACTGTATGTAAAACAAGGAACAAAAGTAGTCAATTCCATTGTTCTAACTAGAACAGCAAATGATGAGGTTGGCACAGTAATTAAAAAAATTGAAGATTTATATGATTTAGATGGGGATTATATTAATACCAAAATAACAGCAACAGAGTTTACAAATAATTTTGACACAGGAGTAGCAGAATCTAAGGTTTATGAGGAAGAATTAAATCAAAAAAAAGCTATTAGGAACAAAACAAAAACCCTATTGAATGAAGAAAATGACCAAGAGGTTAAAAAGAATGTAGAAGAGGTATTTGCAGATGTAGACATGAGTTCAATTGAATCTAAGCCTGAAAAAGGGATAGATTATAAAAAGTTAGAATTCGTGGATAAAGAAATGAAGAAGTTTGAAACTAAAAGACAGTTGGCAAAGAGTAGTGGGAAGGCTACTTGCAAAGGTGGATCAGTAGATTGTGCTGGCGCATATGATACTTACTATAACTATGATAGAACTACTGGAAAATTTACAGTACAGGCTCTTAGTGCAAATGCACACGAATATGTGAAACTTAAAGGGAGTACTCTTGGCAGCTCAAAAAATGCAAGTAGTTTATCGAAATTTCAAAAACAAGCTGATGAATTTGAATCATTCATTATTGATTATATGGATTACGACTTTTATGAGGATACATTTGAGTGGTTCGTAGCTTTGATGGGATTAGCAGGTTTAGTTCTTGGATATGGCACAGGCCCAGCTGGGTGGGTAGCCATTTGCGTGTTTTATGCTGGGGCTTATTCAACTTTCCAAACGCTTACTTCGAAAGGATATGCGACTCTAAAAAGACTTAACTATAGTGAAAATGCCGCCAAGTATAATCAAAATTGTAGGGAGCTTTTAAGATATAAAAATTGGGAAGATGTAAAAACGAGTTTAGTTGATGGTTATTGAGTTAAGAAGCCAAGATTTTTTCTTGGCTTTTATGCCTTTTAATATTAAGTGCACAGTTAAAATGAAATGGGGTGAATAAAATGGTTGTCAGAACTAGAATAAAGCTAGGTTTAATATTTTCGGCGTTAGCCTTAATAGGAGGTTTAGCATTGTTTTTTTATGAAACCTACAATGGCAGAGGGGGGTTTTGGTTATTTAATTTAATAAAAAGAATTTCCATAGGGGGGTGCTTGTTAACCTATTTTATTTTAGCGTGGAAACATGGAAAATGAGAAGACATAAAACAAATAAATTGATGATGGGGAGTAGGTTACAACTGAAAAGAAAAGCAAGGTTTCCTCAGATGAATTTAGCAAAACAAAAGCCCTCTAAATTAGGGCTTTTTTGTGCGATCCAAGAAAAAGAGGGTAGAGGAGTAATTGAATCTGCTTGGGGATGGGTAGATAAGTTTGATTCAACGTTTAAACAGATCAAGTTAAAGACCGATGAGGATTTTTGGTGGATACCCGTAGAAGATGTCGTTAGTGTAGAAGCCTAAGTAGTGGGGCTTACAGCTACATAGAATGTATTGCCTGTGGGAACAGGGATACAGATGACCCCTTTAACGGATAACCGAAAAGGGGTTGTGCTATTTTATGTAGAATATGGTAATTACGTTTAGCAATACATAATAAGGGAGGGGCAGAAATGAAACGTCTGGACAACCATGGTGTAGGCACAGGTTCTTTAGGACCAGTAGAAGGAAATTAATAGTTGTTAAGTTAGTAAGGCTCCCTGTAAGGGGGCTTTTTTCGTCAAAACCTCTATTTACTCGTCAAAGGATTCGACAAGCCCTAAAGTGAAGTGAGCTATGGGGTGATGAAATGCAGAGTAGATTAAAAGAGATATTGGAAGAACGAGGAGTCAAACAAAAATGGTTACAGGAACGTGTAGGTATGAGCCAGAGTGCTATCAACCGTATAATAAATGGAAAGTCAGTCCCTATACTTAAAGATGCTATACGTATTGCCAGGGTACTACAATTACACGTTGAAGATATTTGGGTTTTAGAGGAATAATTTTATATCGTGGAAAAGCAATTTTTACCCAATTCACGCATACACTGTACCATTAAGATTAAGGAGCTGGTGCAGATGTGGATCGTCCATCAACGGATGGCAGAGCTTTGGTTCATCAATAAGACAAGGGAGCTTACCGACTCGGAAATGACAGAAATGAGTCATTGAGTGCAAACGCTCAAAGAGCTTGGGAGATTGCAAAACTCAAAAACTTATCCTTGATCGCCAGTATGACGAACGACACAGACTGGCAGCGCGAGCTATGTTCAAAGATAGAGAAGATAGAGGGGTGAAATGAGAAGCCCCTCTACTATTTTGAAGTGACGTGATACCACTCTTGATACCGTTTTTTCGTTTAAATAATGATTTTCGTGTTAAAGAGCGTTGCGCCAAACGGTATAAAAGTGCATTTTATGCGGTTCTTGGTTTTAGTTTCGCGAAAGAATGATCGAGATGGAGGGAAGTATCGGATAACCTTGTTGTATCAAGGGTTTCCGGCTTCGGAAATACGGTTTGTCCGTAATTTGCCCGGAATTTTAAAATTGAACATACCGTTCGTACAGACTCAAAGCGTCATCCTCGATCTTCTTGGTGACGTGGAGATATGTATCGGCGGTTACTTTAACACTTGCGTGTCCGAGTCTCTCGGACACGTAATTTATATTTGCGCCCGATTCGAGAGATGGACGGCATGAGAGTGCCGTAAAGCATATGGTGATAGGACAGGAACACCTGCACGTTTACAAGCTAACTGGGAGACGTATGCGGAGGCTGTTGTCAAAGCATTTTGTGGATACATTAGACATCCTTACAAACCACAAGAAGGAGCTGTATCTATGGGAGATTTAGATAAATCATTAGAAGTACTTGTGAAAGCTGGCATCATCAAAACACCTGAGTATTGGCAAAACAACGCCGTCAAAGTCGGGAATGTAAAAGGTGAGAATGCTGCAACACTAATTCATAACATTGCTAAAAAACTGGGGGTATAAGAATATAAATAGCAATTGTGAATGCCTTTCAAAGTAAAAAAACCCTTTGCTTTTCGGCAAGGGGCTAATTCCAGATACCAATGGAGGTGAGTGTGTCATTTACGATCTCTATAAATCTATGCTAGATAATAAAAAAAGTTCGCCCTTAGTTAAAAAAATAGGTACAAACCTAGTAACAATAGATTATTACGAATAACTTTAAATCAAAAAAACAATAAGATCAAATGCCGTCCAAGTGATAGGCATTTTTCTTTTCCCTACTGCGCGCACACATAATCTACTACAACAAGGGAGCTGTTTACGGTGATCTTTAACATGGATTGCATAATTGGAGCAAAACAACACTTACAAGACGATTCTATCGATCTACTCATTGCCGATCCACCTTACAATCTAGATTTTAGGGGCACAAACATGACAAAGGGGTACCGCCAACATTTTAACGAAAATATACCTTAAGGACTGTTCAGCAGTTAAAAATCCGGTTTTTCCTACTCTAAGGAGTATCGACTTATTTCTTGTTAAATGATTTTCTATTTAGGAATCTCTATAGTAGCATTATCAAATTCTTTTTCCAGTTCTGTTTGAGTTCAATCCGTTCCGTGAAATGACCTCTTAATAATTCTTTTAGGACTTGGTGACAGGGTAGTAGCTACTCTAGACCGCAAAGTAGATTTTTAAGGGTACCACCATTCCCCCACTTTTAACTTTTAACGTTTGTATAAAAAAAACCAACAAATCATTCTTCACAAAACATTCGAATTTCAAAAAAAGTGAATATAAAAATTATGTTAAAATTTTCATGAAAACGTTTTTAAAAATAGAATGTTAGGAGCGATTTCAAGATGAAGGAAAAAATGAACAAAAACCGATTGAAAAAACCTATGGTAGCAATCATGTTAGCCACCTCAATTGGCATACCTTGTCTATCTGCATCTGGTAGTGCATTAGCAGCAGAAAATACTTCAACTAGTGTTAATGAAAATGTAAGAGCTGGTATTACTGATGTTCAATCTGAACTAAAAAAAATAGGAAACTACCATTATTCTAATAACATTGCAGGTACAAAAATTGAGTCATGGCCTACACTGACTTTTAAGAACAATCCAGATAGTGTTGAGACAAAAGGTAACTTCAGTATTACGGGTACTGTAAATAAATTGAACTTTGATAGTGCAATCGTTGAATACGTAGGAGAAAATGTATTTGAGAATACTACAAATGAAACCCAGAAGTTTTCAACAGCTAAATATACTAAGAGTGTAACAGAGTCAATAGCGACAGCGACAACAAAGGGTTTTAAAGTGGGAGGTTCGGGTGACGGTAGTAACATATTTACCATTCCACTGCTCTTAAATAACGGTATAAAAATAAATGGAGAATTCAACTCTTCTACTACAGAGACACAAACAAAATCCGAGACAAAAACAATAGAAGCATCTGCACAAACTGTAGAAGTTCCACCGCATAAAAAATATAAAGCAGACGTTGTATTGGAACAAAGAAATTTTTGGGGTGATGTTACGTTTACCGGTGTATGGAGTAATCCTGTGACTACAATAAAGGCAACTGCATCATATTGGGCTCCAAATGGTATGGGTGCTTGGAAAGAATACACTTTTAGTGATAAAACTCAAAATTATTGGAAGGGACTAACTACTTCTCAAAAAAATAGTATAAATGGAATCAAATTTGAAAATAGTAATGTAAAGGCAGAAGGGACAGCTAAAGTCGAAGGTATATTTGGTAGTATGCTAAATGTAAAAATTTATGATATTACAGATAAATCAAATCCTAAGTTAGTGGAAACAAGAAGTTTCAAATAATATTTTGAGGAGGTTCCATACCTTTCAATAAGAAAAAGCCTTCTAACGGAAAAATTGATATGCTCCCCTTGTGGTAGACAGTTGAAATAATATAACTGTTTCCTTACAAGGAGGAGCATTTTTATGTCCCATAAAGCAAAAATATCTGGGTCAGAAAAGATTGCAGCTATTGAAAAATATCTTCGTGGGGAAGATTCGCTTAATCATTTAGCAAATCTTCTAGATGTTTCCTTTCCATCTATTAAACAATGGCTTCAAACTTATCAAACGTTAGGTCCAAACGGATTGCTCAATACATCAAAGAACTCCTCCTATTCCACAGAATTAAAGAAAACAGCTGTCGAGGATTATCTGGCTAGTGGTGGTTCTCACATGGATATATGTAAAAGATATGGCATCAAATCAACCCGCCAACTGCGTAACTGGATCCTGAAGTATAATGGTCATGAGAAGCCGAAAGCTTCCGGCTCAGGAGGAACGCCAATCATGACAAAAGGACGAGCAACTACTTACAATGAAAGAATTGAAATCGTAAGATTCTGTATAGAACATCAACACAATTATGCCCAAACCGCACAGAAATTTCAGGTATCCTATCAGCAAGTTTATTCTTGGACAAATAAATACATTAAATCTGGTGTAGATGCACTTCAGGATAAACGTGGAAAGCGAAAGCTTGAAGATGAGATGTCCGAAGTGGAGAAATTGAGGGCACAAAATAAGCTGCTTCAAGCTGAGAACAGAAGAAAGCAAATGGAGATTGACTTACTAAAAAAGCTGGACGAAATCCAAGGGGGGCGATTCTAAGCCAAGTCCGATATGAACCTGTATATCTTGCAATACGCGATCTTCATGACAGTAAATTATATTCCATAAGTCAACTCTGTGAAAACATGGGGATTCAACGTTCTTCGTATTATAAATGGCTAAACAGGAAAGCAAGTGATAACGAGAAATTCAACAAAGAGTTGCTTCCCATGATTAAGGATGCCTATGTAGAAAGAGATGGAATCCTTGGATATCGTCAGATGACAATCAAACTAAACCGACAACACAATCTTACTGTTAACCATAAACGGATATACAGACTCATGTGTATCTTACAAATAAAATCGGTATGCCGCAGAAAGAAAAAGAATTATATTCCTTCAACGCCTGAAATTACGGCGAAAAATGTCTTGAACAGAGATTTTGAATCCGATGGATTCGGTACAAAATGGCTCACTGACGTGACGGAAATGAAGTATGGCCTTCAAAGCAAGGCTTATTTGAGTGCAATCCTGGATTTGTCAGATAAAAGTATTGTTTCTTTTGTGATCGGGCATTCCAACAACAATGAACTTGTTTTTAGAACTTTTGATATTGCACATCAGTCATATCCTAATGCTAAACCTATCTTTCATAGTGACCGAGGATTCCAATATACGAGCAAAAAATTCAAGAAGAAACTGGACGATGCAGGAATGATACAAAGCATGTCGAGGGTATCTAGGTGCATAGACAATGGCCCGATGGAATCGTTTTGGGGAATGATAAAATCCGAAATGTATTATCTCAATAAATTCAATACATACAAAGAGCTGGAAGTAGCAATTACAGAATACATAAATTACTACAATACCCATCGATACCAGAAAAGACTAAACTGTATGACACCTTTGGAATACAGGCAATACCTTCAAAGTTCAGCATCATAAGAAAGACACCAACCTAAGTGAATAGTTGGTGTCTGATCTTTTATTTTTCCATTGTCTACTTGACGGGGGGCAGTTCAAATAATTCGTTGGAGGGCTATTTTATTGGTGAACATGTAATTTTACCCATTGCATAATCTCTTCAAGATTTAATAAAATAAGAACACACATTTGTGTTTTAAGGAGATGTTTTGTGGCTAGCAAAATTCTTGATCCACTAGTAACGAAATTCATCTTACCAGAACATGCAGAGATGTTACGTCAGCATCATGAAGATAAGAAACTGATCGAGAAATCGATCATTGAAGAGGATGAGCTAGCAGAGTTTTGGAATATCTGACTCACGTCAGCATGACTACGCCCTTACAATTAGCTGGTGGAAAGAGACAAAAGAGGGTAGAGGCGTGATAGAATCAGCTTGGGGATGGGTGGAGAAGTTTGATTCCCAATTCAAACGGATCAAGCTAAAGAATGATGAGGATTTTTGGTGGATACCTGTTGAGGATGTAGTGAGAGTAGAGAATAAATAAATCCTACTCTCACTTAGGTTTCACGTCTGATTGTTAATCAATCTTCTTCACAATGGACAAATATATATTTAAAGTCGTCCTCTTTTAATAAATGGTTTATTATTTCCTCTATTCTTTTTCTACTAACGTTATCAACCAAAACCATATCACTTGCCCATAGATAAGCACCTTTTAAATTCTCACCAGTTTTTTTATTTTTTTGTTGGAGTGTCTTTATATTTTCATAGGTGAAGAATGTTGCGACCCATTTTGAATTGTCTGATAACGTTACCATTACATCGACATTGTTATCGTATATGTCGTAATTTTTAACTTCTGACTGCTCTACATTGATCCAAATTTCTTTTACTACATGTTTCAT